TCGTTGGTGACGAACACGCTGCTTTAGCTGTTCAAATCAACCGTGCTGCTAACTTGATCGCTCAGCGTACACGTCGTGGTGCTGGTAACTGGGCTGTTGTTTCTCCAACAGTATTAACATTGTTACAGAGCGCAACAACTTCTGCATTCGCAAGAACAACAGAAGGTACATTCGAAGCACCTACAAATACTAAGTTTGTTGGTACATTGAACAGCGCAATGAAAGTATATGTAAACACATATGCTACAACTGACGATGTTCTAATCGGTTACAAAGGTTCTTCTGAATCTGACGCAGCAGCATTCTACTGCCCATACATTCCATTGATGAGCAGCGGTGTTGTTCTAGATCCAGCAACCTTCGAACCAGTAGTAAGCTTCATGACACGTTATGGTTATGTTGAGCTAACAAACACAGCATCATCTCTAGGTAATGCTGCTGACTACTTGGCAACCGTTGGTGTTACATCTGCAAACCTACGTTTTGCTTAATCGACAGAACGATTAACTTACGTAACTCAAAAAGGGCCGCAAGGCCCTTTTTGTTTGACTTAAATATCTCTATGCGAGTTGAGAGTGATAGAGATTTCACAGAATTACGCAGACAATTTAGTGTTTGGCGTAAACGATTTCCTATGTTTACACATGATGTAAATCAAATAGAGCATATTATCGAAGAACACATACAAAACTTTGCTATTGCTGGCGTACATTATAGGCAAACAAAGCAACGGCAATATCTAGAAAGAGCACAGAAAGAATTAGACGAAATCAACAGAGTTATTGAAACAGTTGAAAAACTAGAGTTGATGGCAATGTTGAGCCAAAGATAAATACATTGTCTAAGTAAGAGCCGACTATGAGCGGACTTATGCTGTAACCCGCAGCGTAGACCTAGAACGTCATATTTAAGGAGAAAACAAATGGGACGTCCATTAAAGAAAGATGTATTTGGTGTTAATGTTATTGGCACCTACGGAACAACTGGCCCAGGCGATGCAAGTGCCGGTATTAAAGTTAAATTCTACGATGCAAGTCTAAGAACAGACGGTGTTATCATTAAACAACGTGGATCAAAAACATTCCAAGTTTGTCAAATTGGAAACATTGGTACAACATCAGCATATGTCACTGCTGTACTAAAAAACGGAACACCTACAGCTTACGGCGAAATGCAAATTGTTGCTTATGCAGTAGGCGGTGCCGATGCTTCGGCCATTAACGTTGCTAAGATTACCAAAAGAATCATTACAGATTTTAGTGGAAACAAGTATACATGGCGTATGACTAACTATGCAGATAGTACTGTCGATCAAATCGAAGTAACACCTCTATAATGTAGGAAGTAATAATGGGACAATTTCTCAGAGTCAACGGCGACTATAACATCAAAGCAGCAGACGGTGCAAAGATTGTTCTTGATACCGGTCCTGCGGCTGCAGGTGGATCTGTTAGAGTTACTGGAGATTTAATAGTCGAAGGTGAAACAGTTAGCGTTGCCGCTACTAATTTAGATGTAGAAGATAACATCATTACACTAAATTACGGAGAAATTGGTCCCGGAGTTACATTAGTTTATTCTGGTTTACAAATTGATAGAGGAGATACTTCTAGTACTTCTCCTCAAAACAATGCATCTTTGCTTTATGATGAAAGTACAGATTCATGGATAGTAGCTCATGGAACTGCTCCCGGACCATTTAATTACGATAGCAGTAATTTAAGATTAAGAAAAATTTTAACAAACTCTGCTACAGACGATGGAGATTTAACTTTAATAGGTACTGGAACAGGAGTTGTTAAGGTCATTGGCACAGATAATTACGAAAATCAAGTTACACACGACGACGATCTTCCTAATAAAAAATACGTAGACGATGCAATTTTAAATAATCCTACTTTCCAGATTGTCGCACCTCAGACACAAGACACAAAAGTTGTTATTGCTGATAAAGATATTTCGCCTAATACTTCAGGAACTCCTGGTTCATTAGCTTATTTCACATCATCAACTACTCACAGCACCTTTGGCGAAAGCGCAGTTTCTATGATTGTTGACGGAATGTTAATAGGACAATTCTACAATAATAGATTTGAAGTAGGAGATCTCGAAATTGGTGGTGGTGTTGATAGGAACGAAATCACAAATAGAGCTAGTATAACTAACGAAAACATTTATATTAGAACACAAGGTACTGGTAAGTTGCAGACAAACTATGCATTGCAATTAGAAAAAATTGGAGTTACTCCTGCTTATGTAACAGACAGTATATTATTATATGCCAGCACTCCAGACATAGGAACTACAGGAATTTGGTTTCAAAACGATAGCGCAGAAACTGCAAAGCGTAACGGAGAATTAATAAGTAAGAATAAAGCACTGGTGTTCAGTATGCTATTTTAAGAGACAGATATGATAAGAAATTACGAAAATCCAGAAGGAACAATTTCATTAGTTGACTCGACTAGCGTTACCGTTCCAGTAAAAGTTTTTACCAGTACTACTACAGGCGGTGGTGTTGGTGTAGGCGGAGCAACTGCAAGAGTCAACGCTGTAACTACAATAGCATTGTGTAATACCGCAGCGCCTAGCGCATCAGACGAAACTACTAATTCTGTTAATGTAAACATTTATTTTGTAAGAAGCGGAAAAAGTTATGGTAGTGGAAATTTAGTTGTTAGCAATTTAACAGTACCTGCAGGTGAAACTGTGTTTTTTAGTGAAGAAAGAATGGTATTAGATGGTGGCGATGAAATTTGGATAGGTACTTCAGCAGCTAGTATACTAAGCGTTACAGTGAGTGCATTGGCAGTATGAAATTCTTAAAAACAAAAAATATTAGTAAGTTTAGTATCAATGATAGATCGTTGATATCCTATCCTAACGGTAACGGCCCGGGCAACAGAATCGTAGTAAATGCCAAAGGCGGAATGATGCTTCCAAAAGGCACAACTGCTGAGCGTCCTCAACTAACCGGAGTTCGTCAGCCAACAGATGCTAACGGAACTATTCGATATAATACAACACTAAATGTACTAGAAGCATACGTAGGAGGCACTTGGGTCACTGTAGCTAGTCCAGTTGCATCGGCTATTACTAAACAAACACTAGGACCAGGCAACGGCACCGAAACTGTATTTGGTCCGTTAAATGCAAGTTTTGTTACATCATATTCTGCAAGTCCTGATAACATCTTAGTTCTTGTAGAAAACGTTATGCAAATTTCTACAACAAACTATACTGTTGTGCAAAGTGTGTCAGGTAGTTTAACAGGACCTAGCGCACCCTATGCTGACGGATGGTATGTTAAATTCACATCAGCAGTACCTGCAACAGGAGGTGGCGGCAACCCTGTATACGTTACTATATACTACGGTTACGCTAATTAATCGATGAGTCAAATCGGACGTATAGGCGGTCAGGTTTTATCAGACAACCTGCTACGAGCCGGAATAGATCTAGCGTTTGAAACTGATCTATTATATCTAAATGTTACAGATAAGCGTATAGGCATACGCAAATCTAATCCTGTTTATGATCTTGATGTTAATTCGCATATTGTAACAAACGGATTAACGGCAACTGCAACAGCTACGATAGATGATATCCGGTTTACCGCACCGAATACTATCGGTTCTATACTATCTCCAATAGACGTTTACATAAACGGACCGACATTATATCATGATAGATTAACTACAAGTTCTTTAGAATTCGATGATAACTTCATATCCTCGTTCTCTAATAGTAACATACTATTAGATCCAAACGGAACTGGTACTTTAGAAGTTTATGCTACAACTAATATTACAGGAAATTTAGGAGTCTCTGGTAATATTTTAGTTCCCGGAAATTTAAGATCGGATGGCATTGTAACTGTTGGTGATAGTCCTTTAGATACTGTAACAATAGCTCCGGATCTAACACAAAGCATTATTCCCGGTAACGACATTCTATATGATTTAGGATCCGGATTAAAACGATGGAGAAACGGATATTCAAATAACGTTGATGTAAAATCCGGATTTACTGCAGGAAATATTACTGTTTCTTCTCCGTCAACAATATCTGTTTCGTCTGGAAACATATCAATTAATATTCCGGGATCTGATCCTGTATCAAATTTTACAGGTGCGATACAAACATCTGGCCTAAGTATCGAAGGTAATCTAATCGAAGGATTTAGCAATCAAAATATTAGATTTAATCCTAATGGTGCAGGTTTTATTAATTTAGAATCTTCCACAAATGTTACAGGAAATCTAGCTGTTAGTGGTAATACTATATTAACTGGTGATCTGGCATTTCTTGGTACTATTACTATCGGCGATCAAACCATAGATACTGTAACTGTTAATACTGATTTTACTCAAAGTATTATTCCTGGAGACGATCTAACCTACGCATTAGGAGCAGATCCCGGAGATTCAAGTCCAAGACGATGGGCACAGGTATATTCTCCGGGCTGGCAAAACATATCTACAGGTGCATGGCCAGGTAGTGGCATATTTCCGCTAACTGTAACAATAAGCGATCAAACTTCATTAAACGGAGTTACCAATAAAATATCTACTATTCAATCTAACGAAGATATTTTATTAAACCCAGATACAGGAATAACCTACATTGAAAGTACAAAATGGGAAGGCAATTATCTAACAAATTTAGCAAATACTCCGCTCATCTTTACAGGGCTAGGCAGAAATTATGTTAGATATGACGGTACTAATGGACTACTTATTCCATCAGGTACAGATGCCGAACGTCGTTCAACTCCTGAATTGGGAGAAACACGATGGAACACCGACCAGGGTTATCTCGAATGCTGGGACGGTTCTAACTGGGTTATTTCTATCGGTGCTGGTCCTACAGTCGGTGTTGCTGACATGGAAGATTACAGCAACGTTTGGACCCTCATCCTCGGCTAATTTTCCATTTGGTATAAATACTACTAATTGCAAGAAACGACCAATTTCTTGTAAGATCCGACTGTGGTATACCGGCAAAGAGCGAAAGCTGAAAATCAGGTAATCCGTGCAACACGGTGTCTTTATGTGGAGAGCTAATGGCTATTGGTCGTATATCCGGTCAGCTCTTGAAGTCAAACTTGCTCCGTGCGGGCGAGAACCTGGCTTTCGAGACCGACTTACTCTATCTTGATGTTGTTAACTCTCGTATCGGAGTAAAGACAACATCGCCTGCAGCTGACCTAGACGTCAACGGCACTATAAGAGCTACCACAGTACAAGTAGACAATCAGTTAACTGTTGGAGATTTAACAATCTCCAACAACACAATAAACAGCAGCTCGTCGACTATAAATTTCACAGCATCTGCTGGTCAAGCAACCGTATATCATTCCAAATTACAAATAGATGATTTCCAGATATCTGGAAATACTATTTCAACATTAGTATCTAATTCTCCTATCGAAATAAGACCCAACGGAACAGGTACTCTTGAAATTTTAGGTAGTACAAATATTACTGGAGACTTAAATGTTACAGGAAATATCAGTGCTACAGGTAATGTAACAATTGGCGGTAATATTATCATCGGTGACAATCTAACAGACACTGTTACCATTAATGCTAGTATTAAAAGTAGTTTAATACCAGAAACTGATATTTTATATGATCTAGGTAGTTCTTCTTTTAGATGGAGAACCGCCTATCTAAATAATTTTGTAGTTAACAATCAATTTACATTAGGAACTTTCTCATTTACGGGAAATACTATATCTTCAACAGCTAGTTCGATTAATTTTAACACACCGTCGGGCAATTCTGTAATCTTTAATTCTAAAATTTTAGTAGGCGATTATGAAATCGCTGGCAATAGTATTTCCACAATCGTTTCGAATTCGTCAATAGACATTAGACCTAACGGAACTGGAACTATCGAATTAGAAGCTAATACAAATGTTACAGGAAATTTATCAGTTAGCGGAAATATTAATGCGGTAGGAAATGTAACAATCGGTGGAAATATTATCATCGGTGATAGTTTATTAGATAACTTAGTAATTAATGCAAGTATTAAAAGTGATCTAGTTCCAGAAGTTGACAATACATACGATTTAGGTTCTCTTTCATACAGATGGAGAACAGTCTATGCAGGACAATTTTATACTGATGCAATGTCAGTTCCGGCAATTGATGTTGGAAATATAATGTTCCGCGATAATGAGATCACAACCACTACTGGTCAAGATCTATACATTGATGGAAACGGTGTAGGCGGTGTTAGATTAGGTAATTTTAAAATAGTTGACAATACAATCACTAATCTATCAGTAGACGCTGTAACTGAAATCGCTCAATCAGGAATTGGATATTTTAAAATCCAAGGTACGAATGGATTTGTACCCCCAGTCGGATCAGATGCACAACGTCCTAGTTTAGTGGGAGGATATGCATTTATTCCAATAGGAATGACAAGATATAATACCAACTCTAAATCATTAGAAATATGGGATGGAATAAGTTGGGCTAGTCCAGCAGGAACATCGGGTGCTGTTAGCGTTACCGCTGCCAACGACATTGCTGCACAGTGGGCTTTAATTTTAGGATAAGGATATGCCAACAGTTTTTAAACATAGTCTAGTAACACAAATAGGAACTAACCCAACAGATGTAGTAGAGATTGGAGTAGGAGTTCGAGCGACAGTTATTGGATGTAATCTAGCAAATGTAACAGAATATGATACAGTGGTTGCAGATGTTGAAATTAAAGGATCAGATTCTGTAACAAGTTATTATATTAAAGGATTAGCTATACCGCCTAATACAGCAGTAAAAATTGTTACACAAGGCGAAAAATTAATATTACCAGAATCTACATCTTTGCGTGTAACAAGTAATGTAACAGATAGCATTGATGCAACAGTTAGTTACGTAGAGATATCATAAGGAGCATACAATGGCAACAAATTCAAGTCCGTATTATTTAGGTACTACTCCCCAAGAGCAATTAGGCGATAGTCCTCGTTATTGGTATGCTATGCGTAGAAACGAAGATGGCGAATTATTTTTAGTTAGAAGCGATCAAATATTAGACACTGATGCATACGAATTAAATATACCTGGACCTCCAGAAGAGGATTTTGTTGATTTTGTGATAGGTACAGATTATCTCGACGGTATAGATGCTAATCATGAAAAACCAAAAGAAAATTTATATTATCCTCAATATCGTTGGGATAATAGACCACTGTTTTATTATGTAGATAGTGAAGGAATGTTAGTAGTAAGAGCAAATAGAGGTTATTCTTATCCAACAGGAATTTCTTCATAAATTAGGACACAAGAATGGCAGAATTTAAGATTACGAGATTTAGATATACTTGGACAGGTCCTTGGGACGACAGTTCTGTATCTTATAAAAAAGATGATGTTGTATACTATGAAGGATCAGCATGGGTCTGTGTTAGAGCACATACATCAAGTGTGTTTAACGATGCACAGACATACACCGCAGTTGGAGATACCAATCCTAGCCCAGCATGGGTAAAAATGTCCGATGGCAGAGAATGGAAAGGAAATTGGGCTACAGGAACTAGATATGACCCGGGTGCAATAATATTAGTTGGCGGACATCTTTACCTTTGCATATCATCTCATGTTTCATCTTCTCAATTTGTAAGTGACATATCAAGATGGGATTTACTAGCTACTGGAAATAATTTTAGAAATACATGGTCTGCAACTACAAGATACCGTGTAGGTGATATCATTAGATATAACGGATACACTTATCAATGTACTACAGAACACACATCGGGATCAACTATCGACGAAACTAATTGGGGTGTTGTTGTAGAAAACTATTCTTTTGTTGGTGTTTGGGCCGAATCGGTTGTATATAGAAAAAATGATCTGGTAAAATACGGCGGATCTATTTTAAAATGTACCGAAGATCACACAGCATCGTCTTCTATAGATAATACTAAATTTGAAACATACTTGCCAGCATACGAATTTCATAATGAATGGAATAGTTCTGTTTTTTATGCGATAGGTGATGTTGTTAAAAAAGGTGGAACATATTATATTGCTCAAACAAATAATTCCAATAGTGAGCCTGGAATTTCAGAAGCATATTCAAGTGGAAATCCTTCAAATTGGGCAGTAATTGATAAAGCAGTGTCTTGGGAAGGGGAATATGATTCTGGTAGTAATAGAAAATACTATCAAGGAGATTTAGTTAGAAGAGGCGGAACTCTTTGGATTAGTTTAACAGATCAATTATCCGATGACAGCTCTTTAACTCCGTTTGATACGTCAAATTGGGAAATCGTTATTTCTTCATATAATTTTACAGGCGCATGGAGAACCGACGAAAATTATAATCAATACGATACTGTTTATTATAGAGGTGTTTTATATTATGCAAACACTCCACATATCAGCGATCTACAAAATTTTCCGGGAGACAACGGTTCTGGATTTAATTATTGGACAATTGTAGTTATTAGTAATGAAAACAGTGCTCTAACAAGATTAGGAGATTTAATTACTTTTAATCTTTATAGGAATGTTTTAGAAGATGGAAGTACTGTTTTTAATCTTGGGGACGGAAGTACGTTTGGTCCTACCGCTGTTCCTGTTGGAGAGCAAGATCAGTTATTAGTTGTTGAAAATAATAACGGAGATATTGGATATAAAACCTGGGGCAACATACAAAGAATTTTTTATGTGAGAACCAACGGTGTAGACGACGATACAGACTCTAACAGAGGAATCAATTACTTTAAGCCTTTTAGAACTATTAGATATGCACTCGAACATGCTGATGACGGATTTGCTGGGCATACAACAATTTTAGTTTCAACAGGCGAATATGAAGAAATATTACCGTTAATAGTTCCAGCAAGAACCGCGGTTGTAGGAGACGAGTTAAGAGGTGTAACAGTTAAAGCTAATAGTCCAATAGCGGCACTAGCGAACGATGCTCAATATACTATTGAAACCCTAGTTAGAATCGGAACTATATTACCAAATATTCTTAGAGGTCTTCCTATAATAAACAGCACAGGAAATAACTTAACTCCTGTATTAAATGTAGCTCCTGTAACACCAAGTGAAGCAGCAATAGTTGATACATTGTGGGGATCAATAATTGATTCTATAGATTACAGAGTTAATAATAATGGCACTTGGCCAACAGTAACAGGAAGCAACACATTAACAACTAATCTTTCAAGATTGAATACGGGTAGTATTTTAAATGACAACCGGGCATTTATTAAAGCCGAAGCCATTGCTTATATGGCATCAAACAATCCTTTATATTCTTTTAATACAGAAAAATGCGAAAGAGATCTAGATAAATTTATCGATGCAGTTATATACGATTTGCGATATCCAGGAAATTATAAATCTGTATTAGCAGGAAGATATTATGCCAATGCAGTAACAGGTTCCGCATTAGAAGATATGTGGTATGTGAGAGATGCTACTGGTCTTAGAAATATGACTTTCAAAGGACTAGAAGGTACACTACCGGCACTAGTCGAAGGTGAATTCTATAGAATACCAACAGGCGGATCATTTGTTTCTTTAGATCCAGGTTGGGGACCAAACGACGAACGTGTATGGATTACAACAAGATCTTGTTACATTCAAAACTGTACAACATTTGGTACTGCTGCTATAGGTCAAAAAATTGACGGAACTCTTCATAACGGTGGTAATCGATCTATCGTTTCTAACGATTATACGCAGGTAATTTCAGATGGTATCGGTGCGTGGGTAGCTGACGGTGGCCGTGCAGAACTTGTTTCAGTGTTTACTTACTATTGTCATGTCGGTATGTATGCAACCAACGGTGGTATTATACGTGCTACTAACGGCAATAGTTCTTACGGAGATTTTGGCGCATTAGCTGACGGATTAGATGCTGCCGAAACAGTTAGATACGGTTACGTGAATACCAGAACAGAACAAGCCATTGTTGCATCAGCATTTGCTGGAGAAATTCTTGATTATATCTTAGGATTAGAATTTTATAATATGGGGCAAGAATATACAACAGCTTCATATTCTATTACTAGTTCGGGTTCGGGCGCAACTACAATTCAAGAAGAATTTAGAGACAATGCAATGTTCGAATGCCAGGTGTTGTCAGGAGGACTTGGATTTTCACAATTTGGTAATCAAGCTCAATTAGGAAATCAATTTATCATAGTTTTAGCCGCAGCTGAATCGGCAACTGAAGCTGAAATTTTAGGAATGAGAATTATTATCATTTCGGGTGAGGGCACTGGTCAATACGGATATGTTTATTCTTATAATGCCGGAACTAAAAATTGCGTAGTGTATCGAGAAAGTGATAATCAACCGGGTTGGGATCATATTCTTCCCGGAACACCTTCTAAAGATTTATTGACAACAGGAACTAGATATCGAATTGAACCAAGACCTACGTTTAGTGCACCTAGTTATTCGGCTTCTGAAGTTATCATAAACAATAACATTACATTTTCTGCAGGAATCTATGGTGAAACATCAGAAACATTTACAAATGTTTCTGGAACATCGGGAACTGGAACTACTATAGAAGTTACTCCGGCTGCTGCACAGTTTACTGTAACTAAAACCGGAAGAAGATATTCAATTGCATTATCTTCGGGAGGAGCTGGATATGCTGTAGGAGATATTATAACTATTGACGGTGCAGATGTCGGAGGTATAAGTTTAGAAAATGACATTGTTATTACAGTTACTAACATTTCAGATGACAGTACTAATTCTATACTATTATTCGAATCAGATGTATCTGCTATCGCTAACAGCGGAAAATTTATTCTAACACCAAATAATTATCATACAGGAATATATTCGTCAGACGGCGAAACATGGGATACTTTCTTTTTACCATCCTTAGGTAATTGGTCGTGTTTAGCTACTGGAAACAATAGATTTGTAACTATTAAAAATTCAAGTGCAGAGGCTGCATACAGCACCAACGGAGTAGATTGGACTGCTAGTAGCATGCCAGCTGACAGAGATTGGAGAGGACTCGCATACGGACAACCTTTAGGAGTTAGTGACGGAATATTTGTTGCTGTTTCGGGAACATTAAATTCTGGAGCTTATTCTACAAACGGAATCTCATGGACATCAACAACTATGCCAACGGTTGGCGACTCTACTATTTGCGAGTGGACTGACATTGCATACGGATCTGGAGTTTTCGTAGCACTAGCTAATGAACAAAACGTAGTGGGTATAGGAACATGGAACGGAACTACTCTAACATGGACTAGTTCTATAATGGATGTAGTAGCTGATTCGTCAAGAAAACAATGGGTCAGTATTGCCTACGGTAATAGAAGATTTGTTGCTATATCTAATACAGGTGATGTAGGTTACAGCTTTGACGGTTTCACTTGGTATCCTGCAACACTACCTACGCAAGACGGTTCAACAGTACATAACTGGAAACAAATCAGATATGGACAAGGAGTGTTTTTTGCTGTCGGAGATACAGCAGGCCGAGACATAGGAGCAGATCCTACCTTAGGTCCAACTACATTTGCAGCAACATCCTATGACGGTATTGTTTGGACTACAAGAACATTAGCAACTTCTGCTAATTGGTCTGTGGCAGCATTTGGTAATCCAGATGTGACCTTAGGAGACAGTACTGTTTCTAATAGTAAACCGACCTGGATAATAGCTTCAGGAACAGATTCTGGAGTTGTTAATAAAGTTTATACAGGAGCAAGAGCATTAGGCCGTGCTGTGGTCGGAGGAAGCGGAATCTCAGAAGTAAAATTGTGGGAATCAGGAAGCGGATATGACTCTCCGCCCACTATGGAATCATTAATTTGTCCAGGTGTAACTGAAAATGCTACTTTCAGAACTAGAATAGCCGACGGTGTATTAGCTCAACCTACATTCTTAGCCAAAGGGTTCTCTTACAAAACAAGTACAACATCAGTGGTTGTAAACGGAGACGGGTTTGCAGATATTACTCCGAACGGAAAATTCTTGACTTTAGATAGCTTAACAAGAGTCCCCGGACCTGGAGCTCAGTTTTATATTGGCGGAAGAACTGATTATTTTATAGCTGTTTCAAATATAGAACAAGTCGATAATCCAGACGGAACATATCAAATTAAGTTTCAAATTAGCCCCACCCTTGATTTAAATGATTTTATTGAACACGGAATGGAAGTTGTTATTCGTGAAAGATATAGTCAAGTACGTATCACTGGCCACGACTTTTTAGATGTTGGTGCAGGTAATTTTGAAACAACAAATTATCCTGTTCTTTATCAAGATTACAACTATGAAACTTCTCCTTTGCAAGAAGTATTTTCTTTAAACGGCGGTAGAGTATTTTATACATCCACTGACCAAGATGGTAATTTTAGAGCAGGTGAGTTGTTTGCAGTTGAACAGGCAACAGGTATTATTACAATTAGTGCCGACTTCTTTGATCTAGCAGGATTAACAGAATTAAGATTGGCAGGAATCAACGTTGGTTCTACAGCAATTATTAGAGAATTTAGTAAAGATCCACTGTTCTTACAAAATTCTAATAGCATTATCCCGACTCAACGTGCAATAAGATCTTATCTAGGATCTAGATTAAACATAGGCGGAGAAGATTTATTAACTCCGTCTGTGATAGCCGGTACTGTGAAAGTTGGTCCGGGAGAATTTAGTAATACAGCAGGCCTTACAATTGATGTAAAAGTGATGGCAGATTTTAGTGGAAGCGGTGCTGGAGTAGGCGGAAGTATATTGGCTCAGACAATGTTCTTTAGAAGCTTTAACTTCAGAGGATAATTTTTGGTAAATAATGAATATCGGAGTATATAATGGCAGAATTTAAACTAGGTAGAATTAGATTTGTATGGAAAGGTGCGTGGGCCACAGGTACCGCATACTACAAAGATGACGTTGTCAGATTTGGCGGAAAGGTATATTTGTGTCAAATTGGTCATACATCAGCTGCTGATTTTAATACAGATTTAGACATAGTTCCTTCAAAGTGGAACTTAATGAGCGACGGTCAACGATGGACCGGCGATTGGACAACAGCCACAGCTTACCAAGAAGGTGATCTAGTAAACTACGGTGGAACTGTTTATGTTTGCATAGACGGACATACATCTGCCGCTACCGCTGCATTAGGTTTAGAAGCAAACTCCGGTGATTGGGATATATTTGTCGAAGGTTTTGATTGGAAAGGTGACTGGACAGTCTCAACAAGATATAAACTTAATGATATAGTTAGATACGGCGGAATTAACTATATCTGTCAAACAGGTCATACATCTGCTGCTACTGTTGCACTAGGATTAGAAGCAAACTCTAGTGATTGGCAAGTATTCAGCCAAGGTCAAGAATATTTAGGAACCTGGACAACATCGACTAGATACAAGGTAAATGATATTGTTAAGTGGGGTGCAGGTTTATGGATTTGCACAACACAGCATACTTCAAGTACATTCCCAACTGATTCTTCATACTGGAGTCAGTATACAGAAGGATTTGAATTTGAAAGTACATGGAGTTCTGCAACAGCATATCAACCAGGCGATGTAGTTATCTATGGTGGAAATAGATACATAGCAAAAACTTTAAACACAAATTCTAATCCGTTAACAGGAACCAGCGACTGGGATCTGTTTTCTCAAGGTTTAAGTTATCAATCAACTTGGTCTAATGCTACTTCATACAAAATAGGTCAAGTGGTACAGTACGGCGGCTATAATTATCTAGCAGTAACTGATAGTCCAAGTCTAACATTTACAGTTACAGCAGCCACAGCATCGAATGATAGATTTACTATTGCAGATACTACTGGTATTGTTGCTGGAATGACTGTAAGATTTACAGGAACTACATTTGGCGGAATTAATACTAGCGGCAGATATTACGTTAAGACTGTAGCGGCTGGATATATTACTATCAGCACCACGTCGGGTGGAACAACATTTAATGTAACTGCAGATGTTGCAGGATCAATGACTGCTAGAGTTTCTGCAGAACCTCCTAATACCGGCTATTGGGTTGATATTTCACGCGGTATTAATTGGAGAGGTGATTGGGCCGATGACACAGAATATAATGTAGGTGATGCTGTTAGACTTAATTCTAATGCCTATATTTGTGTACAATCACATAGAGCAGAAGGCGACGACGGTTCTACACTAGGAGTAGAAGGTGGCGGACAATCTAACAGTAGACCAGACTTAGATGCATCCGGTACATATTGGAATGTTCTAACAGTAGGCAGTGAAACTTCAGTGTTGACTACTGTAGGTGACATGGTTTACTACGGCGGCGCTGGCCCAACAAGATTACCAGTGGGTTCAGAAGGACAGATTCTTAGAGTAAGCGCAGGCGGAATTCCTGAATGGGTTACCTGGGGTAAAGTTGATCATGTTTATTATGTTGCTCCAAGCGGCGACAACAGACCTTACCCAGATTGCGGCGTAAGTTTAGATAAGCCTTGGGCAAGTATTCGTTATGCTTGCCAACAAATCGAAAAAGGTGCTCTAAATCCACAAGCTAAAACATTATTAGAGTTAAATCGTGCATTTATACAGAAAGAAGTAAGTGCTTGGATTCGTTATCAGATAACCAACAACATCAGTCCATTTACATCTTCATTCGATTATGATGAATACAAGTGCGAACGAGATGTTGGATTTGTTGTAGATCGATTAATCTGGGACATCAGCCACGGAGGAAACTTAAAGGTACGTGCTGCGGCATTTAGTCTTTTAGGTGCGTTTGGGGAATCTGGTGAATTTACAGCACCAGAAGAAAGTCAAACATATGTGACATTGGCATCGGAAGCCGATGAAGGTATAGCAGCATATAATTACATGGAAGAAGTAATTTATGCAGTATTGGCCAACGAAGCTCCTACAACTGTTTATCAAACATTGGCATTAGATTCTACATCGATCGTAGCACAGACTATTGATACTGATTATACAGCTGAAACAGGAGTGACTGATAGAGTTAATGAATTAGTTGGAATTATTACCACAGCATTAACAGATCAAGTAACAACTAACTTACCTTCTAGAATAGTACCAAATAATACAGTTTTTGTTAAGACTGGAAATTATTTTGAAACACTACCGATTATTGTTCCAGCAGAAACTGCTATAGTTGGTGATGAGGTACGTTCAGTACATGTATCACCAAGTGATAGTTTAGTACATATCACAGATGCAAAATACACTGTTGGATCTTTTGGCAGAATGGAAACTGTCTTAGGACAGATTCTTCTAGGAACAAATGTTACCGAAAGTACAGGAAATACTGCTATTCAAAGTGCAGATTTTCCTTTTGCAAGTTCTGTAGAAGTAACTGCTCTACAAAAATTAATTAGAGCAACAAAGTATAAGATTGATTGGGAATTAGGAACTATGATTTCCGCATCATATCCTAACCCAACAAATTATAATACTAGTTACTTGGGAGGATACGGAGATGCTAGAAAACTGTTAATTGAAAATAAGAAATTCATACAAGAAGAAATTATAGCTTGGCTAGCAGTTAACTACCCAACATTAAAATACGGAAAAACAGATACTCGTCAAGATGTAGGATACATTGTTGATGCAATGATCTATGATTTAACCTACGGAGATTCTTATCAATCTATCGTAACTGGATTAGCGTATTTTGATGGAGATTTAACTCCATTGATTCCAGCATCTATACTAGGAGCTACAGTAGCATCTCAGGGTAGATTAAAAACAGTAATGCAACAAATTGTTGCAAATACCGCAGTAACTAAGACTGCCGGTAACCTTGAAACACAATGGGCTGATAGCACAAATTTACCAAACGGCGGCAATGCAAGTTCGTTCATTGGTGCTAATATGGATATTATTATCAATCTAGTGGGCGGTGATTCTACTAGCGGTAATCCTCCTAGCATTAATATTACAACTATTGCAACTAACAACACATTCACTACAGGATCAGCACACGGTTTAGCAGTCGGCGATACGATCAAACCAAGAATTACAGCTAACGGTTTAGTAGCAGATACAGTTTATTATGTAAAATCTGTTCCTTTGTCAACAACATTCACACTTGCTGCAAGTTTTGATGGTACTACATTAGCATCATTTACCAACGGAAGTAGCTTAGACATTGACGCAGATGTTATGTTTATGCCAGCTACTTCTTGGGTAAGTGCAGGCCTAGTCACTGCATGGACTACATTAAGTGCAGCCTCGGCTACAATAGCATCAAATACAGTAAGTTATATTAATTCAACTTATCCTACACTCACATATAACACAACAAAAACACAAAGAGATGTTCAGTTAGTGTTAACAGCTATCGGATATGATTTAATGTTTGGCGGTAACTATGCAGCTCTTAAAGCGGCATACGCATATCTAAGAAGAAGCAATAGTTCTGTATATCAAAGTCAGTTATTAAAAGATGCAACTATAGCTTCCTTGTTATACGCTAAAGATCAAGCCAAGGCAAACGTTGGCGGAAATGCTACGGCACAAAACTCTATCGAAGCAAATATGACTTTGATTGCTGACATTATCTATAGCGGTTCGGTTGAAGGATCTATTTGTCAAACAGAACAACGTTCAGCTGATTGGGCAAGATTACAATTAGAACGAAACAGAAATTATATTGTTTCTGAAATTTCAGCTTGGACTAATGATACCTACAAAACAACAGTTACAGCAGTCACAGCATCCACTGATGTGTTTACCTGTGCTGATACTAGCTGGATGCAACGCAACACAGCTATTAGATTCTCTGGAACTGTATTCGGTGGAATAACTGCAGGAACTACTTATTATGTTCAAAACATAGTAAGTTCAACAACATTTAAAATTTCTACAACTAGAAATGCAATTGCTCCGTTTGAAATAACAGCTGATGCATCTGGTTCAATGACTGTTTCTATGTATTATGCACAAACCACTTGTGAAAGAGACGTCGGTGAATTCATTGATGCATTTAAACATGATCTTCAATTTCCGGGAAGTTATGCAACTCAAGTTGCTACAAAACTCTACACTAATGCGGTAATCGGTAACAAAGAAGAAAACATGTTCTTGTTAAGAAACGGTACTGGTTTAAGAAACATGACCTTAGAAGGTCTAAGAGGAGACCTAACACCTGAAAATGAATACGGAACTAGTCGTACAACAGCAGGTGCTTATGCAAGTCTTGACCCAGGTTGGGGTCCTGCAGATTTCCGCACTTGGATTGTGGCCCGTTCTCCGTATGTTCAAAACGTAGCAACGTTTGGATATGCTGCTATCGGTCAAAAGATCGACGGCGATTTACACAATGGCGGAAACAAATCTATTGTTTCTAACGACTTTACTCAGTTAATCAGTGATGGTATTGGAGCATACGTTACAAATAATGCTAGAGCAGAACTTGTTTCAGTGTTCACATACTATTCACACATCGGTTATCTATCAGAAAACGGCGGACGTATCCGCGGTACGAACGGTAACAATTCTTACGGTGACTTTGGTTCTGTAGCAGAAGGATATGATGTCACTGAAACTCCAATATTGGCAGAAGTTGACAACAAAGCATATTCAGTGACTGTTGGATCAGTATTAACAGACGGTATTGATGAAATATATCAATTTGAATATGATAATGCAGGTATAGATTATACTCGTGCAACATGGTCAGTAACAGGTGGAAACTCAAACGCTTCCGTTGAACATACTGATTTTAGAGATGGTGCAGTGTATCAAGTTAGATTGTTAGATAACGTTGACGATTCTACAGCTGCACCAGAAGTTGACGGAAACTACGGAGGATTTGGATATATTTCAAATTCTAACACCGCACAAGGTGGAACTACTTCTTCGATTACTCTTGCAGCCACTGATGATGAAATTACTGGTGCCTATGTAGGTATGAAGGTAATTATTACCAGCGGAACAGGTGCTGGACAGGTGGGCATAGTTTCTGCATATACCTCTGGAACAAAGGTTGCCACAGTGGTAAAAGAATCAACCGGAGGATCGGGATGGGATCATATTGTTCCTGGAACAGCTATTATAGCACCCGATGCTAGTTCAACATATATTGTTGAACCACGTGTATCATTTACTGGTCCTACATACAGTTCTACCGGAAGAACTTTAGCTACAGCTCAAACTTATTCAGCAGAAAATTGGGCTGTAACCTACGGAGTATACACACCGGTATCTGCAACTGGAGGTACAGGAAGTTCAGCAACGTTTACTGTTGTTAAAAAAGGAATCAAATATAGTTCAGTATCTATTGTATCAGGAGGTACAGCTTATACTAGATTAGATACACTAACTATAGCAGGAACCAGCGTAGGTGGTGCAAGCACAGCCAACGATATCACAATTACTGTAACCGCAGTAGATTCAACATCTGGAGCAATATTAGCATTTGAGTTTATAGGAGTAGGTGGCGGAAATAAATTTGCGATTGTGGCTCAAAGTTCAAGAAACGTAAACACATCTGTAGATGGTATTAACTGGGTAGCTAATACAACAGCATTGCCAAGTACCTCTAACTGGAGAGGACTGGCTAGCGGTGAATTAACTGTATTAGAAACTGCTGGTGGATTTGTAACAGGTCGTGCATACATTATTACTTCATTAGGTAACACAGTGTTTACCAGCATTGGAGCTTCTGCAAATCTAGTAGGAACATACTTTGTAGCTACAGGAGCAGGTAGTGGTACTGGTACAGCTACTCCGATTGCGAATCATCTTGTAGCAATCTCAAGCAGCACTACAGTAAATGCATACTCAACTGACGGCGGAGTAACATGGACTGCAGGTGGCTCACTACCTGGAGGATTATCCGGAGATACTGTTGCGGTAGCCTACGGTAAAGTAAGCGGAAACGGAAGATGGGTAGCTATCGGTGCTAACGGTGCTACAGCATATTCTACCAACGGCGGAGTAACATGGACTGCAGGTGGCGCATTACCAACAGCTACTAATTATGTAGATATTGCCTATGGTGCAGGAGTATTTGTTGCTATAACAGGCGGAGGCAGTTCTACTGATATAGCAGCATATTCAACTGACGGTGGTGCAACATGGTCTAGCGCAACATTGCCAAGTAGCTCAAATTGGATTAGCGTAACTTACGGAGCGAATAAATTTGTTGCAGTATCTAATGCAAGTGGATCGATCGCAGCATATAGTCTAGACGGTACAACTTGGTCTTCTTCAACACTCTCTACTACAGGAACATGGACATCTGTCAAGTACGGACAAGGAGTATTTTTAGCAGTAAACTCTGCAAATAACAACGGTTCTAGCTCAGAGGACGGTGTAAACTGGACAACTAGAGCTATTACTAGAGCTAGCGGTACAGGTTTTGGTCTTGCAGCCCACGGTAACCCAGGTCAATCTGGAATTTGGGCAATTATTCCAAGTGCTTCAACTACAGCAGCTTCTAGTGCAGTGTTAGGCGCAACTGCAAAAGCTCGTGCATATGTTTCTTCTAATAAGATCTATGCTATTAGAATTACAGATCCAGGTTCTGCATATAGTTCTGCACCAACAATTACTATCACAGATACTAACAATTTATACGAAGCACCGACAGAAGTTAGAATCGGAAACGGTGCTTGTGCAAACGTAGACTTTATTAATAGAGGTACAGGATACGATTCTGGTATAGCAACTATAGACACAGGCGACGGTTATGCAAATAATTTCCAAAGCGGATCGTTTATAGCTGTACGTAGATTATCAGGAAGTCCAGAAGCTGGTGCTAACGTAGTATTTTCTACACAACCAAATACTGTCTATAAACTTGTACAGGTACTTTCACCAACCGGAACATATGACGGTGCAAAAGGAGCTTTCTTACAGATTTCTCCTAATATGAGCATATACAACAGCCCTGCAGACGGAACTGGAGTAACTACTAGAATTCGCTACAGCCAAGTTAGATTAACAGGTCACGATTTCCTAGATATTGGTACAGGAAACTTTACTGAGACTAATTATCCAGGGGAACCTACTCAAGCACCTGTTCAAAGTAACGAAACAGCCGATTTAAACGGCGGCCGCGTGTTCTACACAAGTACTGACCAAGACGGTAACTTTAGAGTTGGTGAATTGTTTGTTATCGAACAAGCAACTGGTAAGGCAACATTGAATGCTGATGCATTTAATATTGCAGGTCTAACAGAATTATCACTAGGTAATATTACACTAGGCGGAAATTCAGCAACGATTACTGAATTTTCAACTGATCCGTTCTTAACAGCTAATAGTGATACTGTTGTTCCGACACAAAAAGCTATTAAGGCGTATATTGCTGCACAAATCGGTGGCGGTGGTGCATCTTTGAACGTAAATAGTATCGTAGCTGGTTTTGTTTCAATTTCAGGAACACAAATCACAACAACAACAGGCGGAACAATCCAAATGAAGGCTACCTTTAACTTCCAAGCCGGAGTAAGAGGTTACCCAGTAGCTTGGAATTATTTCTTAAATAATTAATAAATGGAGATTTTATAATGGCAACAGGAAGATTAGGTACAGCTAACATTACAAGTGCTTCTACCAATACCACTATCTACACAGTACCTGCAAGTACTTTTGCTGTAGTTAGTTTAAACATCGTTAACCGAAACAGCTCAGCAGCTGCTTCTGTTAGAATAGCAATATCTGGTACTGCAACACCGGGGACTGATGAATGGATCGAATATGATGCATCTATTGTAGCTAACGGTGTTTTAGAACGTACAGGTTTAGTAATGGATGCTGGAAAATACTTAGTAGTAAACATATCATCAGCAACACCAACAGTTACGTGTGTAGCCTACGGTATCGAAACATCAACAGCATAAGGTGGATAAAACATGGGAAGAAGAACAAGCGGTGCTTCGGTTGGTTTAGAAAAAATTGGTAACGTCTCGGCTAATCAAAGCACATTAACAACAACTCAAACAAATAGCAATCTTACATTGGCTCCTAACGGAACCGGTATTGTTTCGTCTAGCACAGACGTAGCTATAACTGCTAATAAGACGTTACAACTATTCGAAGCTACAGCCAACGGTACAAATTATATTGCTATCAAAGCCAGCGCCAGCATGTCGAGCAATTACACAATTACTTGGCCAGCAGCGGTATCGGCAGGCAGTGGATATGTTCTTTCTTCCGATGGCAGCGGTAATTTAAGTTGGATCAGTCCTTCGAGCTTATCAATCTCTGTGTCAGATCCAGGATCTACTGCAACTGTACACTATCCAATATTTGCAACTAACAGCGGATCTTTACCTAGTTCGTTAACACCGTTGGCTAGAACAAACTTAAGTTTTGTTCCTAGTACAGGTGAATTGACAGCTACAGCTTTATTAGCAGCAAACATGTATGGCAGTGCTTCTAACAGCGGAACTTTAACGTTAAGAGGTACAACATCGGCTACTAAAGCAACAGCTTCTGTGCTAATGACTGACGGTGTAGCTTCAAGTACAACAGGTACAGGAACATTAGTTGTCACTGGTGGTGTAGGAGTAAGTGGGCAGTTAACCTGTACTACACTAGTTGAAACTTCAAGTATTACATTTAAGGAAAATATTAATCCTATCGATAATGCTTTAGATTTAATCATGCAATTAGCCGGTGTAACTTATGATCGTAAAGATAATAAAGAACACGAAGCTGGTTTGATTGCTGAACATGTCTATAAGGTAGCACCAGATTTAGTCAGTTTGGACGAAAACGGTAAGCCTTACGGTGTTAAATATACAAAATTAGGTGCTTACCTAATAGAATCTATAAAAACTTTAAAGAGTGAAATCGAACAATTAAAAGGTAATAGATAATGGCAACATTAAAAAATACTACGATTTCAGGTACGGATGCTTTACAACTCCCTGTAGGGTCTACTAATGCTCAAAGACCGGGAGACGTAGTTGAAATTTTTACAGCCAGCGGATCATGGACAGCACCGACTGGAGTAACTAGTATTCAGTTATTGATGGTTGGTGGAGGCGGAGCTGGTGGTCAACGACATGCTAACGGAGGCTCAGCCGGCTCAGTATTATATTACGGTCCAGAAAGTCCTAGGGTAGCAGCCAGCTATCCAGTATCTCCAGGAACAACATATCCGATTACGATCGGTGCAGGCGGTACTGGACCAGCAGCGAACGGTAGTCCTCAAACTTCACCTTATTCTCCGTCGGGCGGTTCAGCAGGATCAGCAACAACATTTGGTTCAGGACCTACAATTTTAAGTGCAGGAGGTGGTAGCCAAGGGGGTAGTACTACTTCGTCGGGAATAACATATACTTCTGGATCTGGATCTTGCGGTACTACTGCACAGGGATATGCAGGTGGTGGCTCTGCCGGTGCTGGCGGTAACGGAAATATTGTTCCATTTATAACTTCAAGCCCAGGATGTGTGGCAAATAATGACGGCCAGGGTGGACACGGAGGAATCGGTGTAAGATATAGCATCAGCGGAAAACCAACTTACTATGCCGGTGGCGGTGGCGGATCTACTGCTTTTGGTCGAGGCCAAGGTGGTATGGGAGGCTGGGGTGGCGGCGGCCACGGCGGCGGCGGCAATGATGCCGGACAAGACGGACGCTTTGCCACAGGCGGTGGTGGCGGTGGTGGCTCATTTGATAATGGCTCCTACAATGCCAGAGGCGGAAACGGCGGCCCTGGTATTGTTATTATTAGATATACTAACCCTAATGGACTTTCTGCAGCAGCCGGCCAACTTAGATATGTTAACGGCCAAGTAGAAACAAATGATGGAACATATTGGGATCATTTAGAAAATTCTGTTGTAGCCACTGGCGGTGACAGAATTGTCGATTATGAAGAAGATGGTATGATCTTTAGAGTTCATACTTTCTGGAATTCAGGAACATTTACAGTATCTAGCGGATTTACCAGAGCAGCAGAGATATTATTGGTTGGCGGTGGAGGCAGCGGTGGCGCAGCACAAAACAACTGTTCAAACGGTGGCGGCGGCGCTGGCGGATTAATCCACGAGTATACCTGGCAGGTGTCTCCAGGAACATATCCTGTGACTATCGGCTCGGGAGGAGCAGCAAGACCTTCAGGCACAGCAGCAGTTGGTAATAATGGGGGTAACACAACATTCTTTGGACTTACTGCACGTGGTGGTGGTGGCGGTGGCGGTGGCTCAGGTGTTAACTCTGGTAGAGGAAACGCAGGCGGCTCCGGTGGCGGTGGTGCCAACCCTTACACAGCGCCAACAGGCGGCGCAGATCAACCACAGAGCGCCAATGGCGGTTTTGGTAATGCCGGCGGCAACGGAAATAATAGCGGCCCAGAATGGGGTGGCGGTGGCGGTGGCGGTGCAGGAACCGTGGGAGTTGACGGAACAACCACTGACGGCGGCGACGGCGGTCAGGGACGTGCTTATACAATTTCCGGAAGTCTACAATACTATGCAGGTGGAGGTGCAGGATCAACTTGTTCCAACGGCGGTCCTGGAAGAACTGGTATTGGAGGCGCAGGCGGTGGTGGCTCAGCAGGACATCCAAAAGGACAGCCTGGTGGTAATGGACTAGGTGGTGGTGGCGGTGGCGCAGGATGGGCTCCAAACAGCACTAACAGCGGAGCAGGCGGTAACGGTGTAGCTATCATCAGATATCCTGTTAGAATGAGACCGAACTTTTAATGTATTCATTTTATAAGAAATTCTTTAATAATTAAAATAATTAAGTTATTAACGGATCGATTATATGAATTTTATACATTACAAAGAAAACGCACTACGGCCAGAATTATGTTCTAAACTAATAGAACTATTCGAGTCTCACCCTCATTTACATATCAGAGGTTCGACGGGCGGATTATCAAAAAATAATCCGTCCTGGAAACAGGATACAGAAATTGGACTAAATCCCGATTTTTTTGTTCCTGGACATGCTTGGTATGAATCTCTAAGAGAGTTTATGATTTCCCTAAGCAGCGAAATCGAAGAGTATAAAAAGATCTACAGTTTTTTCACCGATGAATTTGGAATATCTGGCATAGATGGAATAGCCCCGTGGCAGGTATCGCCGGGCTTTAACATACAACGATATACTCCCGGAGAAGGATACTACGCTTGGCACTGCGAAACTCCTAATCCAATTCCCCAGTTTGTAACTAGAATGTTAGTTTGGATGGTATATCTAAACGATGTACCAGATGGCGGAACTGAGTTTAAATTCCAAAATTTAGTTACTGAAGCTAGGGCAGGAAGTGTTGTAATTTGGCCTCCTTACTGGACACATTTTCACCGAGGAATTACCAGCCCAACTACAACTAAATATATTATTACCGGATGGTGCAATTTTTTACCAAATTATTCGCCCACAGGAGAGGAATACAAAAAATGAAATATTTTGCTAAAATTAACAAAGATAACATAGTAGAAAACGTTATAGTTGTTCAAGACGAGACAGTTATACAAAACGGAACTTTCGGAGACCCAGCTCAGTGGCTTGAAACATGGAAAAGAGAGAACGACACAGACGTAGGATTTAGAGGAAACCCAGCAAGCCCCGGATCTATCTACGATGCCGGTGCAGATAAATTCTATGATCCTTCTCCGTTTCCTTCGTGGGTTCTAAATAAGTCAGGAGATATATGGAGATGGGAACCACCTATTCCTTATCCGGATCCAAAAAAACCTTATCTGTGGGACGAGCCAACAGAATCATGGGTTTCTATGGATGACAATTGCTGCGATGATCCCAACCTCAGACAGTAACTATCAGGAATATGTGCGTAGGATTGAGATCTGTAAAAAATGCGAAAATTTTGTAAAATTAACAAAACAGTGCTCAAAATGCCTATGCTTTATGCCTTTAAAAGCGAGAATGATGTCGCAGTCTTGCCCTCTGCAAAAATGGTAAATATATAATAAAGCGAAAATAATATGGCTACACTATCAAGTCTTACAGTTAATGATACAGGATTTTTACAAGCACCCGTCGGCACTACCGCGGAAAGACCCACTCCCGCTGTAGGACAGCTTAGACGTAATTCTGTCACAGGTGTTATTGAAGTATATAACGGAACAGCTTGGATAGTTAATTCTGTTAAGAGAAATGTAGATCTAGGATCTACGTCAACTAATCCAGCTAGAAGTGCTTTACATATTTTAGCAGCAAATCCTACAGCAGCAAGCGGACTTTATTGGATACAACCTTCGGGATTTGCAACAGCTCAACAACTGTATTGTGACATGGATTTTCACGGTGGTGGTTGGATGATGGTAGCTTCTAATCATTCTGCAGATACTACTATTCCAAGCGGAACATCTAGACAAAACCAACTCTACGAATTAGATCGTCCGGGTCAGAGTGGCCCGTTGTTGTCATCTGCTGTAGGAGCAGTAATAAGTCCTAATTTTGATTACATCATAGGACCTATGATTAACAATTTAAATTTTGACCAAGCTAGAATTTTCTTATTTGGTGGTACGGGAACTTCGCAGGCAACCGCAGCAGGTGGCGCCGGTTCTATAAGAGCTGATCTTTATAGTTGGCCAACTGCAGGATCTACAGGAAATCTGGGAATGTGCGGAGTATGGATTTGGGATATTCGCCAAGATGTTACTGGTAGTGCCAGACTAACTGCTGTAACAAGACGAGAACAAAGTGTTAGAGCATACGGCAGTACCCAGAGTTCATCAAATTATTTTATACTAGACAGTGTAAAAGCTGATAGACTTAACGGTGGTTATACATCTAATTCTAATCAAATTACAGTTGGCGCCGCAGCAACAGCTGGATCTAGCGGAGATCCTACTACAGGTACATACATAGGCCACGGCGCAACTGAAGGTGCTTATGAAGGATGGTATCACATCGACGGAAACGCATACGACTGTGTTGGTTACACAACTTGGGTAAGATAATATGGCAACATTAAAAAATACAACAATTAACGACACAGGATTTATTAGAATACCAAACGGTACTACAGCACAGCGTCCAGGAAGTCCTGCTGCTGGAATGATTCGTTTTAATACAACATTTAACATTACTGAATATTACAACGGCACAAACTGGATTAATCTTGAAAACGGAAACGTTGCTGGTCTAGACGGATCAACCGAAGCACTAGCAGCACCAAACGCAGCAGCAATTAAAACCTTAACAGGAACAAACATCAGCGGTGATTATTGGATTAAACCACCAGGACAAACAGCCTATAGAATCTTCTGCGACATGACTACATCTGTAGGAGGATTCACCGGAGGCTGGATGTTAGTTGGTGTAGGCAGAGAAGGACGCCAAGGTGCAACTGTTGCAGGATATAATACTTGGCATTTAAATGCTGGTAACGGTGATTTTGCCACTGGCTTAAGATCAAACAATTTAGGCTTCAGCTCGGTAGATGTACCATTTAATAACGGAATCGGCACAGCTCAAAATTTTCCAACCAGTAATAGAAATCCTAGATATATGCCTAGAGATTGGGTTCGTGCAGCCTGCGGCGGCAGCGCCTGGACCAACGTTAGAATGATTATTAACAGACCAGAATTAGGAGATAGTTATTACTGGACCGGCCAATCTGGTAACTTCCACTGGAGCGATTTTAACGGCAATAATAGCGTTGATAACTCAAGCACAAGTGCAACAGAGAGCGCAACTTCAGTGAACTGTACTAGATATTTTGGACCTATGTGTACAGGAGGAGTTGCATCCTCTCAAGGAACGATTACTTCATGGTCCGACAATGATTATGGCGGTGCCAACGACTGGCGTCGTTTGTTTACATGGACCTGGAGCGGACACAGCGGAGCCGGTGGCGGTGGCGCGGGCGGCACCGGACAATACAGCGGGTTTAGCACAGGATCCGAATGTCATTATCCCGGATTTAATGCTAACGGTACTAATCAAGTAAACGGTGAAGGACACGCCATACAATTCGTACATATATTTGTACGCGGTGCTTAAACTGTTATAAGTTTTTGTTCTTTGGGAAGATATAGATATTTTAAATCACTGTTATGTAATACGTTAACAGCATCTTCTAAAGTTTCAACTAACGGTTCTCCCGCTAAATTCAAACTGGTATTTCCTAACAACGGAATACCAGTTTTCTTATAAAACTTCTCAACTAAAGAATATAGATACTCATTATTCTGAGGATCTAATGTTTGTATCCTAGAAGTTCCATCTATATGAACGACTGCAGGAATGTATTTTTTATATTTTTCTCTGACTGGTACAGCATAGGTCATAAACGGAGAGGATGTTATTGTATCACTTCTAAACCATTCAAATGCTAGGTCGATTAGAACACTACATCCAAAAGGTCTAAAAGATTCTCTGTTTTTTATTGTGTTCATTAGATCTTTACCGTTAGGATTCCTTGGGTCGAATAATATACTTCTATGGCCTAATGCTCGTTGACCAGCCTCAGAATTTCCGTAGTACACAGCCACAGGTTCTTGATTTTCTATTAGCTGTAAAATGTATTCTTCTGTAGTATCAACTGCATTATAATTTTTAAGATCGTAAGATTTTTTGTTGCCTATAAAAACATTTTTTATATGTTTTGGAAAGTAATAGTTTGTTTCTTCTACATATTCTTTGAATGCAGCACCTATTGAAATTCCAGCATCAAAGCATATAGGATCTATATAAAGATTATAGTTTCGATGTAATAGCTCGCTGTATTTAAAATTAGCCAAACAATTTAAACCATATCCACCGGTAATTACAATATTTTTACAGCTTGTTGAAGTTATTGCCTTATATAGTAAAAATTCTGCTCTAGCTTCCGTAGCAGTTTGACATTCATATGCTGCAAATACTTTGTTCTTCCATTGATCTTCTAATAACTGCTCGTGCCCAAGATACTGAGATAATCCCATAACTTTTCCAGCTGACCAAATATCAAAACCTATATTCTCAGCACATCTTTCAAAGGCCCAACCAACGCTAATATCGTTGCTAATTTCAATATTATTGTTTACTATCCTTTCTTCTATATCGGAGTGATAGTGTTTATAAATTGTATCAACTGATTTTTGAGATAAATCAATATAGTATATACTTTCAATTTCTCGAGATTCCCGTCCTTCTACTAGATTATAATTAATACTACCCGAACCGTCTAACACTATAACTACAGCATCGTTATATCCAGATGAATATAAAGCACCAAACGCATGATGCAGATGATGTTGATCTTTGATTAATTTTAAATTATTAAATGAAAAATTTTCGTTTATAAAATCTTGATTTTTTATAAATTCATCTTTGGCTCTATCTAAAAAGTAAGAAACAATTATAGTATCAAACTCGACAAAATTTTCTTCTACTAGATCTTGTAAACAAGGAAATATATTATAGTCATGTTTTACTCTAGATAGTCGTTCGGCCATTCTATAGTAAACAATTTTTCCATCTTCTATAACACATGCAGATGCATCGTGTCCAATGATTAACCCTAAAATTTTCATATTACCATGCCCATGAAACAAATGAATACCTTACATTTTTAGTTACTGGAGAAACTTTATGAGGAAATAAAAAGTTTGAAGGAAATACAATTATATCTCCTTTCTTTGTTTCAATTTTTTTATCTTCAAAAAATATTAAATCACCGCCTTCGAAATCATCATTTAGTATTCCGAGGACACTTAATACTGGAACTCCTTTATTCTCACCGTCAAAAATATCGTGTATGTGATCGCAATGATTATGCATTTCTGTATTAGTCTCATAACGATTGAACCTAACCCCAGTAAACTGTTGCCATCCGTGAAACCATGAAAAATTTATATCCTGTACAACATATTGATACAAACTGTCCCATACAGCTTGATGTAAAATTTCTTGGACTTTAAGGGGATTCCATGTAACTTTAAAATCTGTATCGGTTGAATAATAGTTTCCTTCTGAGTTAACGTAGAAACTATGTTTTTCCCAAGATGACTTTTCTAATTCTTCAACTATGTTATCACAAAAAGACAGAGAAAGTCTATTATAAACTTTTATATAATTATCTAAATTTAAATTCATCGCAGTACTATCTTAGTTAGGGACTCAGCCTCTCCAACAGTTCCTCTTATAAATGTATTAAAGGATAAACTAATCCTAGGTTCGTTGCTTTCGTTAATAGAAACATCATGTTGTAAGTGAGACGGAAATATAATTATATTTCCAACCTCTGCAGGTAGCCACCAAGATTTTGAATTATATTCGTTGAATTCTTTTGGAATTAACTTTATCATATCGTATCTGTCTCGGTGAAATGTTATTTTATTATTTTTATCATCTGTCTGGATGTAAAAAACTCCGGAAAGAAAACTATTTGTGTGATTGTGTATATGATGATGTTGTCCTTTTTCCGAAACATTTAACCATGATTGTGTGATATAAATTTCTATATCATCTTTAGGACATAGGATTTCTTTTTTATAATAATCTATACAGGCTTCAATTGATTTCTTTAGATCAGCTAGTGCAGGATTGTCTAACACATAACTTTCTAAAGAAGTTGTATTTCCTACGTTGGAGATTCGAGTCTCTAGACAATTATTAATGTAATTGTATTCTTCTTCCGTAAATTTTCTACTGATGTTATTTGTTAAAATAGCAGTAGGAAAAATCGTCTGAATAGAAAAATTATTAAAATCCATGAGGAATACTCAATATGCTTCTGCCGTCTAAAATATTATTATTGGGATTATCTTTTCTATTATAATGCAAAAATACCTGTGCGTGATTTAATCCCTGATACGCATCTCTCCAATGCAACAATTCACAGCCTTTGTAAATGATCATGTCGCCGGGTTCTAAATTTATTTCTGTAAAATCTTTAGAAGGATCTAAAGTGCTTTCAACACAGATCGGCCAAGAATAATTTAAATCTTTCATGTTTTCGGCATTATAACCTAAGCATAATGTAGCAGAAATTTCACAACTATTTCTATCTCGATGCTTTTTAAGAACATCGCCTAGCTGATAGAATCTCCAATAACTATATGTAGGTACTAAGGACATGCCAGTGTATTGTTCCATCTGGTTTAAAGACGAAATCAAAAGACTATCCATTAGAGTATCCCCATAACAGTTATATGAGTTTGGAATTTGAGGGTCTCCAAACTTTCCGTCCCAGTCTTTGTTATAATGATCAGGATAATTTAATTTTTTATAATCAACACTCTGTACTTTTAATATAGTATATTGATAAAAAATATTAACGATATTTCTATCTATAAAATTTTTGATAACAACAAAACCGTTTTTGTTGAAAAAGTTTTGAATATTTGAAATATTGTTCATTTATACGGATTTCCTAATGTCCAGAGTACTAAACTATACCTAGTTCCTTTTGTTACCGGCGCAACACAGTGAGGTAAGAAACTAGGAAATACTACTATGCTGCCTTGAGGTTTTATTTCTTCACAGACTACAATCTTCTTTCCGTCATTGTGATCTCCAAGATCAAATTTTAATTCTCCACCTTCGTATTCTCCGGGTTCGTTTAAATTAATTGTTAAACTTAGTTTTCTAATCTTTCCAATCATATTATCGTCGGCAGCATATCCTTCTGGTATCCTACCGTCGGATTTTAAAGGTTTAGGAGTCACTCCGTAAATATATCTTTTAAAGATTCCATTATGGTCGCTAGGGCCATCGCAATGCCAACTGTAAAATCCGCCCGGTTCATAGATCGTGAATTGAAATTGCTCAGAGTAATCCCATTGCCAATTCCACCCTGCTCTCGCGTTGGCTTCATGAACATACGGATGTATCATATCATACAACCATTTTTCATTCAACCAAGCAACCTTACTGTCTCTTTCGTAAAACAAATCAACGTTTTTCTTTTTTAATTCTTCTTTGGTTAAGTCCGCAGCAGGAACGCTATCCGGTAAAGCATCCTTTTGTTTGTCATTGAATGTTACAGCATCAATGCGTTTTCCGGTTTTTTTGTAGTCGTTGAGTTTTTCTAATCCTAGGTCTATTATCCTTCGGCAAATTTCTTTAGGAATTGCACTCTGAAAATAATAGTAAGAAGATTTTAATTGCATATATTATTCCAAATTATAAAAATTTTCTAATCTTTCTATTTCGCCAACATGATCTCTAGACCATACATGTCTAAATTTTTCATTTCTATCGTGGTAGCTAATTAGTATTTCTCTGGCCTGCTCTTCGGGAACTAACACATTTCTAGGAGCCGGATTCCACCCTAATTGTATCAACCAAATTGACCAATTTTCTCCGCAGAAGAAGTTTGTATTTGTACCTTGATATGGAACTGCTTGAGATGGATCTTTTAATTGATCTATATAGAATTGCTGTCTCTGAGAAATCTTAGAATTCTCTTTAACAAATTTCCAAAACGGTTCTTCCCGTTCAGTTACAGAATAGTGCATACCTACAAAATCTATACTTTCTTCAAAGAAGCATTTCATGATTTTGTTATACACTTCGATATCTAGGTCTTCGAATTTATATCCTCTGATGCGTTGAGCAGCTTGATATATTCCCTCCATAATAAGGGCGATGCCTGTGCTTTCTAAAGGTTCTATAAATCCTGCACTTAGGCCAATCGATATCACATTCTCATGCCAAAAGTTTTCGTTATAAAAAGGAGTCCAGTCTATAACTTTTAAATTTTCTTTGGAAATTCTATTCTGCCAGTGCTTTACAAATATATCCTTAGCTTCTTCAATATCTGTTATGCTACGATTAAAAACTAATCCTGACCCAATACGTTTCCTTGTTGGGATATTCCATATCCAACCACATTCAACCGCTTCTGAAATAACATAAGGTCTTAGTTCTGTTTTGCGATCGTCGTAAGGAACATGTCCTGCAATAGCTGTATCGCAGAAAAGTCTATTTTTTAAATCTACTCTCGCTGGAGATTCGTTTAACAAAGATTTAAATCCTGTGCAATCAAAAAATAAATCTCCTTTAATTATCCGATTATTTTTTAATATCAGTTCAGTGATATGCTGGTCTTCATCTCTAATAACTTCAACCATTTCGGAATTTATTAGTTCTACAGAATTTCCTAATTTTTCTTTTATATAATTTACTAATTTTAAACAATCAACATGAAATCCGTAATTCTCCGAGAGATCTATTTTATTTCTATTAACAGTAATATCATACATTGTTGTGCCATAGTTCGCGAAGTCTAAGTCTTGATTAGAGCTCCATAGATCAAACAGGTTAACATTTTCATACATTAAAGGATTCATCTTAAAGGGATGCCAAACTGTTAATCCTTTCTTTTTCCAATTCGGAAATAAAATACCTGCTTTGTATGTGGCATCAATTTTAGGAAACCAATCGTCTACCTGAAACCCGCAGTTTTCCATGAACGTTTTGAAATTTAATAGAGTTCCTTCACCGACACCGACAGGAGTACTAACTTCTTTATCGACCACCGAAATTCTTAGATCTGGAAAATGTCTTCTCATATAGGCAGCAGATAACCATGCAGATGTGCCACCTCCTAAGATTACTAAATTTTTAATTCTTCTTATCATACAGACTGTCTTGCTATTTTTTTATCTAACTTTTTTCTGATATCAGTTATCCGATCTCTAATTTCTGCTCCGAGAGAAGGTAGCTGTTTTGAATACACCATATCCATAAACATATTGTCCATGTTTTTTACTTCGTATATAAGATCATTAAGAAGTTTTTGAGCTTCGATTTTTCCCTGACTGTCGGGCATATCATTAATAGCCTCGGTATATCGTTTAACATCTTCTTGAAATCTTTGATTAGCTTGAAGCATCTTTTTCTAACTCCATTATTGTTTCAATTTTAGTTCTAATAATCTGATTATTCAGTGTGATTTTTAATCCAGTATGTAGCTGTTTGGGCAGATAATCTAACCCAGACCAACAAATTGTGTCGGCCGCTAGGGTTAAAAATTCTTCTTCAACTACGCAAACGTATGTACCGTATTCAAAACCACGATCTTCGGAAAGATAAAGTTCTATAGGCAATATCCTTCCTTGCGAATAATTTTTTAAAAGATCTATAGCATCATCTATGAGCGCACCTTTTCTAGGAAAAGTAGGTACAGTCCATCGAGAGTCCTCTAAAATTAATAGGACTCTTCCTGTGTTTTTTGCTAGGAATAATAAGCCGGCACGCTGCTGCATGCCTTTACTTAGCTTAGACTAGTTTAAAGTTCCACTGTCCTGGCCCGTACTCGCCTTCAAAGGCTTTGAGCCACTGTTCTCCGTCCCACTTATATTTGATGCCTGTACGGATATTTTGGATATAGACAGTTTCCGTGTGGTCTGCAGGATTCCAAATAGTATTCCACTGTGTGCCGTTCCATTCTACTATAGAATTTGCTAGAATTATTGGATCGGTTCCGTCTTGGTTTTCCCAAGAACTATCGTTATTGCTTGGTTCTCTCCATGCTTGAGGACCTCTATACGGAACACTGGTACTATCTGCTGGATTAGAGGGATATTCTATATATCCGTCTCTATTGATGCTGTTATTAACATCGTCTAACATTAAGAAACGAAGCCCGACTGGGATGTTAGCGTGTGTACCATAAACTTCTAAAGGATTATATTTGTAAGGATCTATGATAGCATCAACAGTTCCTCTTGTTTCTATATTGCTAGATATATCGGTATTTACTGGATACGTATCTGGATCTAAGGTTACTGTTAAAATACTACTATCTAGAGAATTAATTACGAAAGTTCCGATAATCTCTGACCCGTCTTCCTTCTTAAACCAAACTTCGCTGCCAGGCTGGTAACCGCCTTGAACTTCTAATATATTTTCCCATGCTATCGGTTCGCCGTTCTTAACAGATTTTTGAGATAACCCTAATGCTAGAACAGCAGAGTCGGGATTAACTAATGTTAGATCATATAAGTTATCTGTAAGGTTACCGGTATTTGACTTAAACAATAATACTCGATATCTATTAGAAGTAGTACTAAATGATCCTGTTCTTCTGTTATAGACTAGGTCGTCTAGATTTACAACCTCACCTGTTTCTGAGAATACATTAGAAATAACACTTTGTACTATGCCTAACTTCTTGACCTTAGCTGGAGGAGTAATCCATATAGGCATTTCAAATTCTAAACTACAAACATCAATTTCACTTTCTGCTCCTGCAGGTATTGTTCTACTGGTAAAATTTGTTGTAGTTAGGTACATGGCGCTAAGACTAGTCCAGTCTATGTAATTGTCTGTGGTTTGTAATTCTAAACTAGGATTAAACAAAACTAATATTTGTTCTAGTAACTGTAATTTCTGATCAGTGTTTGAAGTCCAGATATCGGCCTTCATGGTTAATTTAAACGGCGTAGGCATTAGTCTTTCAACTGTATAATTTCCGCCTTGGACGTTCTGATAGTCTCTAGTTCCTCCTGCATCTGTATATCTACGTTCTCTAATATGAACTTTACTAACGAATGTTGGATCTGCTAATCGATCTGTAGCCATTTCAAGACCTGTGATATAACAGGCTATGCGAGGTACACTAGGCATTTTGTTTTCAGAATTTTCTTTAATTAATGCCGCTACTTGACGAGTCATGTCTCCGTACATAACAGGAACTGTAGTTTCTGCACCGTCACCGGCCTTCCACTTAAAACCGATAAACACACGCATAAACTGTGTGACATATCTTCTTATCTGACCGTCGTAAAAGTAATCCATTATTCGTCTGCCTGTGGTCTAAGAGCCTTACTAAGGCTTTGTTTTTCTTGAGTAGTATGTCCGTCGATCGTATCAACATTAGTATTGTTAATAAATGTTGTTTTCTGTGTCTTACGAACTTCCTTACCGGCAAAAGTATCACCAGTTCCGACATCGCTTTCACCTAAGTTGCTCATTGTCATACGTACATTATCTTCGAATTTAACCCATCTACTACCGTTATATCTAAACAATCTATTAGGTAAGTAGTCTGTTCTCAAACAGAATTGTCCTGTGCTAGGATTAATTGGAAATGCCAATCCTGCTGTAAAAGGTGCACCGTTCGGCGGTAAACCGTCAGCAGTTAGATATCCATTATAACCATCTCCATCTACGGGCATAGAAACAGAACTAGCTGTTTGACCTACATATATCGGATCTCCGTTATTATCATATAATAAGTTTCCATCGATATCAGTTGCCTGTGTAGCAGCATCAACAGTAACTTGGCTAGCATCGGTCGTAGCCAATTCTGCTGTACCATCGTCGGAACGTTGTAAGGTCCAATATTTGCTAGTGTCGTAACCACTTTTAGGTGCATCGGCCTCGGCTTGATTAAGTACAGCCTGAGTGATTTCCATCTCTTTGTTATAGGTACTAATGATATCTCTAAGAGTATCTGCAAGCTGATAATATGTTGTGTCAGGAGGTGCAACACCGGTAACTTCTTGTATCACTTCGTACTTTTTACCATCTGGTCCGGTGATAATATCTCCGGGATAATATGTAATAGCAGAATTATATGTGCCTTTGTCAGAATCAGAATTTGCGATTCCGTCGAGTATTTGTTTGTATTCTTGACTATCAACTAACGGTTTACACTTCGCTCTATATAAATGGGGATACCATGTTACAGAAAATCCTTCCGCAGCTCGACTAACTTCTTCTATCACATAGTATCTTTTTAGAGCATACTTAAAATCATTCAGGGCATATTCGTCTTTTAGGTGCGGAAGTTCGATAACATCTCCTGCAATAATCTTACGGCCGAGTTTTTCTACAGTATCATTAATATGAAATGTCATAAACACTGTATCATTTTGTAAAAATAGTCCAAATTGACTTAGATTAAAATCAATATCCTGTAAGTTATAAACTCCTCTAAGAATATAAACATCTGGATCATATTTTCGATCTCGATTTTCTAAGAATAACAAATCTTGTATCTTAAAAGGATCATCTCCGCCAGTATATTCAGGAGTGCTAGGTGTGTTGCCCTGCACAGAAGTGTTTGGGCCTAAATATTTGTGTACAAAAACGTCAGTACCGCCAACCTGAAACATTTCCCAGATATTTTTATCGATAAATTTGTAGTCGTTGCCCTTTTCTGGGCGGTATAGCGAAAGTCTTGGCATAGTCATATATTTACCGCTACGATAAATAGTAGTATGAGTACAAACGACCAAGCCCGCCAGTCAGTTTACGACTATTGCCGCACCATGCTAGGTGACGGTATGATTGACGTAGAACTAGATCCCCAACACTACGAAACAGCCCTAAATCGTGCTCTAGCGGTTTTCCGACAAAGATCCGATAATGCCGTAGAAGAAAGTTATGTATTTTTAACACTACAAGAAAGCCAAAACGAGTATATTCTACCTAAAGAAATACAACAGGTTCGCCAAATTTTCCGTAGAAGTGTTGGTTCTAGAACGGGTAACGGTACAGGTGGTACAGTGTTTGAACCGTTCAACTTAGCCTATACTAATACCTATCTTTTAAGTTCTACGAATATGGGCGGATTATTGACCTATGAACTGTTTGCACAGTATCAAGAGCTAGTAGGAAAAATGTTTGGCTCATATATCAATTTTACATGGCATCCTCAAACACACAAACTTATTGTTCAGCAACGTCCAAGAGGTGAAGAAAGCGTCATGCTTATGGTCTATAACAGCAAACCGGATTTTGCTATTATAGATGATGTCTACTCTGGACAGTGGATTAAAGATTACGCTTTAGCAAACTGCAAAATGATGCTAGGTCAGGCACGTGAGAAGTTTGCACAGATAGCAGGTCCACAGGGCGGAAGCAGTCTAAACGGTGCCGCACTTAAAACAGAAGCCCAAGCCGAGATGGACAAATTAGTTGAAGATTTGATGAAATTAGTTCCTGGCGGTTCCGGTTACACTTGGATTACTGGTTGACACTATAAATTTCTGTATGCTATAATGTCCTTAATTGGAGGATATTATGATCATAGGTATTTGCGGCTTTATTGGTTCCGGTAAAGATACTATCGCGGACTATTTGGTAAATTTTCACGAGTTTAGACGGGAGAGTTTTGCGTCGACTCTTAAAGATGCTGTAAGCGCGGTGTTTGGATGGGACCGGATGCTGTTAGAAGGACGCACTAAAGAAGCTCGTGAATGGCGTGAACAAGTAGATCCGTGGTGGGCAGAACGTCTTGACATGCCTACACTTACTCCTCGTTGGGTATTACAATACTGGGGCACAGAAGTATGCCGCAAAGGCTTCCATGACGATATTTGGATTGCTAGCCTAGAAAACAAACTCCGTAATAGTAAAGATCATGTAGTCATTTCAGACTGTCGTTTTCCTAATGAAATTTCTAGTATCCGTAATGCAGGTGGAAAAATCATCTGGGTCAAACGTGGAGAACTTCCTGAGTGGTACAATCTAGCAGTGGCAGCTAATAAAGGTCACAATTGGGCTGTGCAGGATCTTAAAATGCAGAAAATACACGCTAGCGAAACTGCCTGGGTAGGTACTGATTTTGACCATATTATTGAAAACGATGGAACTGTGGCTGATCTTTATGCCAAAGTTGCATCAGTAATCAGCAACGAGGTCCCCCTGACGCCAAGTGACGCCCTCCTTGTGAAGCACCTGAGCACAATTGGCACAGATTGTTTTTAAGTTAGTAGGGCGGCAATTATCTAAGTTGCCGTCTATATGAAACACTCTAAAAACTTCTTTGTGCGGTGACTTAAAACCGCACTTCTCACAGTAATTCTTAGGTTTATAACCAGCTTGTTGCCATCTAGGTATATGTGCCCTAGGACCGTGAGCCATACATGCCTCACATAACCTTCGATAGTAAGGTTTTCCGTTTTTATAATAATTCAATGCGCTAGGCCGCTGTGCGCAGGCCTTACAAAGTGGTCTCATAAAAATATTTACACCTTTTCTTCCCCTTTTTCATTGGCTATAACTGCCCGTTTTTCCTTATTGCCGCTAAATATTATGAGCAACTATTACCAGGAGAATAGGGAATATGGCACTAACATCACCCGGCGTACAAGTTACGGTAATCGACGAGAGTTTTTATACACCAGCTGAGCCTGGGACAACACCTCTTATCGTTGTAGCAACAGGCCAAGATAAGACAAACGGCGCAGGCACAGGCGTTGCCGCCGGTACAACAAAAGCCAATGCTGGTAAGGCATTTAAAATGACCAGCCAAAGAGATTTAACAGAAACATTCGGTATTCCGTTCTTTGAAAAGACAGCGAGTTCTACTCCTGTACACGGATCAGAGCGTAACGAATACGGTTTGTTAGCAGCATACAGTTTATTAGGTGTAAGTAACGCGGCATTTATTGTTCGTGCAGATGTAAACCTAGACGAACTAGAAGCACAAGTAGATGCCCCGGGAGCGAACCCAACAAACGGACAATGGTGGATTGACACACAGGCAACAACCTGGGGTGTACAAGAATGGAACGGTGCTGCTCCTACTACTACAGGTGGACAGAAATTTAGCAATAAAGTTCCTGTGGTTTTAACCGACAGCGACTATCCAGCTAAGATTGAAAACAATGCTCCAAAGGGATCTGTGGGCATGATCGGTGACTATGCTGTAGTATTCCAAACTGTTGAAGGCGATACATCATTCGGTACAAACGAAGACCTAGCAAGAATTTATTTTAAATCTGCAGGTAATGGTGGCGTAGCAGGTGGCGGAACAGCAGTTAGCTCAGGTGACTGGGTACTAGTCGGTAGCCCAGAATGGAAAGCTAGCTGGCCAGTATACGCTGGAACTGCTTCTACAAGCACAGTTAACGGCACATTGTTCATTAACAATCAACAGATTAACGTTAACGGCGGAGTAGCCGCAGCTGAAACAGCAATTAACGGTGCAAGCATACCTGGAGTATGTGCAGATGTTATTAACAACAAATTATATGTCTACTGTGACGGAACATCCTCTGGTTTAGATTCAGCAGCAGACGGTACAGTTCAACTAGAAGACGGTACAGCTAGCTGGGCAACATTAGGTGTAACAGTTGGAAGATATGCAGCACCTAAATTACAAATCAGCCCACATACTTCTGTGCCAGCATTTAAGATCACAGACAATGCTACTGGAAACAATCCATTAACAGCAGGATATCCAACAGGTTCTGTTTGGATTAAGTCTACAGAACCAAACAACGGTGCTCGTTGGAGAGCAAAGCAATGGAGTTCTGCTACAGAATCATGGGTCAGCAACGAAGCACCAATTTACGCTTCAACAAATGCTGCACTTTATTCTTTAGACCGTAGCGGTGGTGGTGCAAAAGTTGCAGCTGATGCATTATTTGTACAGAGCAATGCATCTGAAAATTCTGGTTTTGATTCGACAACAAACACAGCAGAATTCCGTGTATGGCGCAGAAATGTAGCTGCTGGAACCGGTACTAGTGTTACATCGAATATTATTAAATCAGGAACTTTTTCTGCAGGAAACTATACATTTACATTAAAAGAAACTTTAGTAGGACAAGAAAGTTTAGATACTGCAAAAACAATTAGCTGTGCATCAACAAATACACCTGCTAATCCGTTGCAAGGTAATTCGGGTGATGCTGACATCATTGCCGCAGCTATAAACTCTGCAGGTTTTACCAATATCGAAGCTTCTGTAATTACAGTGTCTGCAACATCAAGCAGATTAGTAATTACTCATACAGCTGGCGGAGACATGAGATTTACAGACGGTACTGGTACTCCTGTTTCTAAGCTATTTGCAGCATACAATTTAAAAACAAGAGAAGGTACAGAAAACTTCTACAACCTATCAACTGGTTCAGTTGTTGTAGGCCAAGAAGACCTATCAGCAGGCGCAAGTGAAGAATATCTAGCATCTGGTTGGAAACCACTATGTGCTTCAAATCCAAGATTTGCAGCCAGCGGAGATGCTCCTCTAAACGAGCCAACAGACGGACAATTATGGTATAATCCAAACTTCAGCGAAGTTGATATCATGGTTCATAACGGTGCTACATGGGTAGGTTACAGACACTCAACTGCTCCATATTATGAAGCCCCAACAACAAATCTAAGAACAGGTTATCTACCAATCGTAGCTGCAAGCAATCCTTATGTTTCTGGTGTAACAACAACTGGCGACTTATGGATCAGCACAGCTGACATGGAAAACTATCCAACTATCTATAGATATAACAGCAACTTAACAGACATTGCTGATCAATCACAACGTTGGGAATTAGTCGATAAGACAGATCAAACAACAGAAGAAGGTGTTCTATTTGCTGACGCTCGTTGGGCAACAGCAGGTTCATCAAAAGAAGCATCAACAATCGAAGACCTAGTTACAAATAACTTCCTAGACCCAGATGCTCCAGATCCGGCACTATATCCAAAAGGTATGTTGCTATGGAACCTACGTCGTTCCGGCGGTAACGTTAAGCGTTATGCTAACAGCTATATTGACACTACTGGTGACAACCCACGTACAAGTACAGCAACACTAGCAGGTACAGCATTCCTCAGCGGAGCTGGTCTAAGCATGGAAACATACTGGACAGATCGTTGGGTTACTGCTTCTGGTAACAACGAAGACGGTTCAGGTAGCTTTGGTCGCAAGGCACAGCGTAAAGTTGTTGTACAGGCAATGAAGAGTGTTGTTGATACTAGCCAAGAAATTCGTGACGAAGAGCGTAGAAACTTTAACTTAATTGCTGCTCCTGGTTATCCAGAATTATTAAGCAATCTAGTTAACCTAAACATCGATCGCGGTATCACAGCGTTCGTTGTCGGTGATACTCCATTAAGATTAAAGAGCGATGCTACTTCGTTAACAACATGGGGTACTAACGCTAACCTAGTAACAGACAACGGTGACGACGGTATCGTTACATATGATGAATACCTAGCTACTTATTATCCAAACGGTTTCACAACAGACCTAAGCGGCGCAGGTGCAGTTGTTCCAGCATCGCACATGATGCTAAAGACAATCGCTCTAAGCGACAACGTAAGTTATCCATGGTTTGCTCCAGCAGGTACACGTCGTGGTGGTATTACTAACGCTACAGCAGTTGGTTATATCGATGCTATGACAGGTGAATTCCAAACTGTAGCACTAAATGAAGGACAGCGTGATACACTATATGACCTAAAGATTAACCCAATTCCATTCTTCAACGGTGTTGGTTTAGTTGCATACGGTCAAAAGACTCGTGCAAGAAATGCTTCTGCACTAGACAGAATTAACGTAGCACGTTTAGTTGTATATCTACGCAGTCAGTTGAACAAACTAGCTCGTCCATACATCTTCGAACCTAACGATAAGATCACACGTGATGAGATCAAACAAGCAGTTGAGAGCTTGTTGTTAGAGTTAGTAGGTCTAAGAGCTATTTACGACTATGCTGTTGTTTGTGATGAAAGCAACAACACTCCATCACGTATCGATCGTAACGAACTATATGTAGACATTGCGATTGAACCAGTGAAGGCAGTTGAATTCATTTACATTCCATTGCGTGTCAAGAACACAGGAGAAATTTAAAAATGGCAATTACATCACTTAACAACATCGGTATTCCAACAACCAATGCGGCAGGAAGCACTCAGGTGCTTCTAATGCCGAAGTTGAAATATCGCTTCCGTGTTACCCTGTTAGGATTTGGAGTTGCCGCTGCAACTGAACTAACAAAGCAAGTTCAAGAAGTTACTAGACCAAAAGTTTCATTCGAAGAAATGACACTAGACGTTTATAACTCTAAGGTTAAACTTGCTGGTAAGTATTCGTTAGAAAACGTAACATTAACATTACGTGACGATGCTAGCGGACAAGTTCAAAAGTTAGTTGGACAACAAATCCAGAAGCAATACGACTTCATGGAGCAGGCATCTGCTCGTTCAGGTATTGATTACAAGTTCACAACACGTATCGAAGTACTAGACGGTGGTAACGGTACACTAACTCCAGAAACACTAGAAACATTTGAACTATACGGTTGCTTCTTACAGAACGTAGACTACGGTGATGCTAACTACAGCACCAACGAGCACATGACTGTTGCTCTTACAATCGCCTACGATAACTTATCGCAGTTTGCAGCAGGTGCAGCAGCAGTAAGTCCAGTTGGTGGTATTGGCGCAGCAGTTGGCCGTACTTTAGGTGCAGCTACAACAGGTGCTTCTACAGCCCAAGGTTAATTAAACCTTTAACAAAGAAAGCTCGGTTTAACCGGGCTTTTTTTGTGGCATAAATATTTGTATGGCCAATTATTTCACAAGATTTCTTAACGGTGTTGCTGAAGGTGTTTTAAACCCTAAGGGACAACAATCCAACTGGCGACATGCCACACGTCTATTTGTAGACGATACTATGAGGTTGGCGCCTCGAACTAAATTTCTTTTTTATGTTCGATTTGAAATCAATAAACGTGCCATTAGAGCTCCGTCTTTTACTAACAAACATCAAGAAGAAGTTGGCCTACTAGTAAAGTCAGCAGACTTACCTAAATTTAACTTTGATAGTGTTGTAAAAAATCAATACAATAGAAAGAAAATAGTTTACAAACAAATTAATTATGAGCCAGTCTCTATCACAATGCACGATGATAGTGCAGGTATAATTAGTGCTATGTGGGCGATCTATTACGGATACTATATCGCAGATAGATTGCAACCAAATGCTGCATATGATGCTAGTCAATTAAGACCAACAAAGACTCCTAAAGATAATTTTAGATACGGTTTAGACAATGATGTAGGAGCACCCTTCTTTGATTCCGTTACAATTTATACAATGAGTCGTAGAAGATTTATCGGCTACACATTAGTTAATCCTAGAATCAAGTCTTGGACTCACGGAACAATGGATTACTCTGCTTCGGAATTTAACGATAGCCAAATGACATTGGAATACGAAGCTGTAAAATATTCTGCAGGAAATGTTAGCTATAATAATCCAAAAGGATTTGCTAATTTACATTACGATTCAACTCCTAGTCCACTATCTGTTGCCGGTGGTGGTGTTGCTACTCTTACAGGCGAAGGTGGCGTACTCGACGGCCTAGAACAGGTGTTCGGAGATATTGGATCAGGTCAAGCATTTGATAGTTTTGGTGGATTTTTAGGAACAGCTATAAAAGCCGTTAACACATATAAAAATGCAAAATCATTATCAACCGCTCAACTAAAGTATGAAGCTGTTAATATTTTAAGCAACCCTGGAAATATTGCCACAGCAGTTTCAACCGTAGGTGGTGTTGTTGGCAGTGTATTTCCTAAGAGTGCTTCTACTGAACCTACAACATCTGCTACCCAGAGAAATCTAACAGGTCGATAATATGGCAACTAATTTACCTCCAAGAGTTATAGAAGATAGTGCCGCCGGCACTAAGTTATATTTTGATCGATACGGCGAAACTCCTATGGAGTTTTCAGCTAACGATGTAACACTAGCTGTAACTTTTTTTGAAAGAGTTGGTTTTGACAACGATGCTGCAAACACAGTAGCTATGACACTATTAAGACAAGCCAAAATTGACGGCACACCTATAGGACAAATATTAGATAGTCTTAAAGGATTTTCTGCTATGTCATTGAGTCAACTAGTTGGCGAAATATTAAACAATAACAGGATTTCGACATCTATATTAGGTTTTAGAACCACCGACGTTAAACCTAATCAAACAAGGAATATATCGGCATAATGGCTAAGTTTGCACAGGGTAAATTTGAAATGAAAAACCCTGACAAATATGTTGGGAAGAAAACTCCTTTAGCCCGTAGTTCATGGGAATTTGTTTTTATGCGAATGCTCGACGAACACCCAGGGGTTCAGAATTGGGCTAGCGAAAGTATTCAAATTCCATATAGAGATCCCCTGACAGGCAAAAGCACAATATATGTGCCTGATTTTTTTATCGTGTATGTTGATAAAAATGGAACCAAACATGCAGAAGTTGTAGAAGTAAAGCCTAGCAACCATACACTAAGAGAAAAAGTTGGCAAAAGTTTATATAACCAAGAACAATATGTTAAAAATATGGCCAAATGGGAAGCTGCTGGAAAATGGTGTAAGCAACAGGGTATACGTTTTAGGGTAGTTAGCGAAAATGATATTTTCCATAATGGTGGAAAACGTAGATAAGTAAAGTATGACCAAAAAACTTGAAGAACTTTTTAATCTAGAATCATCACAACCTAAAAAAGTTGAGATTGAAAAACCGCCTGCTCCTACACACGAAGAAGTAACCAGCCTTGACGAGCAATATCAGGCAGTAGAAAAAATAGTTCAAACTTTGCCCAAAATACAGGAACTAGAAAATCTAGACGAGCAGGAACTAGATAATCTAGCCAAAAAAGCAGAGCAGGCCTATGACGATCTAATGGATCTAGGCATGAACGTAGAAGTACGCTATGCTAGCCGCATTTTTGAAGTGGCCAGTTCTATGATGGGCAATGCTATTACTGCCAAAACCAATAAGATCGAAAAGAAGTTAAAGTCAGTGGATCTACAGCTAAAGAAGTTAAAAATTGATAATGATGCAGGCAACGATCCAAATAATGTGATTAACGGTCAGGGTTATGTGATTACTGACCGCAACGAGCTACTGAAAAAATTAAGCGGAAAAGCATAAATATTACTATGAAGACCTTTAAAGAATATCTGGCCGAAAACACAAAGTCATACCCTTTTAGATTAAAAATCGCAGGCGACGTACCTAAGAATTTTATCGAAGATCTAAAAGACTGTATTGGCAAGGCTAATCCTACTATAGTTGAAAAGAGTTCGACTCCTATTCAATCTGTTCCTCTGGATTTTCCAGAATTAACTTACTTGCCTGTCACAACATTTGAAGTTGTTTGCGAGTATCCAATTACAGCACCTGAATTACAAGAACATATCAAGTGGTTTGTTCCTGAATCACATTTCCGTGTTAGAAACGGCGGAGATGCAGAAGAATTAGATCACAATACAGCCGATATGGAACCTAGCGGTAAGGCAGTATTAGAAGAGCCCTATAACGACAAGGTCAAACACAAAGATTACTTCGGTGACGATTTCAACAAAGGTTTCTTAAAAGATTTACAGAAAGCATCTAAGCAACGTACTAAAGATGGTTTCAATGCAGAATACAAAATTAGTAAACAAAAAGCAGATAAAGCTGGATCTGTGTCCCCTATGAGTAAGACAGACAATCCAGATCCACGCAAAGGAAAATAATAATGGACTTTCAACAACTATTAGCAAAGATGAATGAACTGGATCAGCCAGCACCGGCAGCAGCCGCGGTTGTTGAAGAACCAGTGGCAACAGACGAGTGTGGAGAAATGCCTCCTAGCCCAATGGGTATGTCTATGCCGAAAGAACAGGATGCTCCGCCTCCAAGTATGAGCATTAATCTAAATGCACAAGGATTAGATAACATCGAAGAGCTAATGAATCTAATCAAAGCAGTGAACAAAGACATGGATCAGCCTGCACCTAGCATGGCTCCTAGTATCGAAATTGAGCCAATGGATAAACCAGGCGCGATGTCTCCGATGAAATTAGGAAATCTAGATTCGGGTCCTTTAAAAATGCTACCAGACTTAGACTCTGATGAAGGCGGAGAAGAGCCAGAAATTGATATCATGAACAAGCCTGGCGGAGACGATGAAGTTTCTAAGGCACAGGGAGATCTAGATAACGATGGCGATCATGACATGGACGACCATGACATGGAAAAGAAAGATAAGGAAGAAGAAGCATTCGGCAATTCTGTAGGAGATTCAGAGCCTGAAGTTGGTGAACCTAAGGATGCTATTCCAGATGGCAACGATCTAAATAAACCTAAGACTATGCACAAGCATAGCTATCGTCAAGGAGATAATCCGATGGCTATGGAAGGCGAAGAACTACGTTCTTGGATCCGTTCAGAACTACAAAAGAAATTAGCAGAAGCTAAAGGAGCAAAATAATGGCAGACTTATACGGAGTAGCAATCGGCGGCGGTTTAACAGGTAATATTGACGCTAATGCTAGAAAAATTTTAGGAGACGGCGCCAGCGGCGTTGGTCCTTACACAAGTTTTGGTACACCAAAGTTACAGGCTATCAAAGTTGTTTCTGCAACAATTAATTTTACAACAACACCTACAGCAGCAAACAGTAATATGTCCAAAGCTGTTAGAGGTCTACAGTCTTTAGCTGAAATTTATTATGTAGGAATTCCAACAGCAAGTGGTGCTAACCAGTTTGTTGCCCTAATCAATACTAATAAAGCAGATTCTGGTAACGGGTACGGTGCTTCTACATCGTTTGACGGTTCTTACGAAAATCTAGAAGATGCTATCGGTGCAGCGTTAGGTGTTGCCGAAAACGACATTACTATTACTGAAGTAGCGTTAACAGGTTTAACATTTGCTTAATTAAGCTAATATATCAAATAGGGCCGCAAGGCCCTATTTTTTTCAGTAAATAAAGTTATGTCAAAATCATTAGACGGCAATTTAATTAAGAAGGCCCATGCCCAGATCAAGTATACTCTTGAAGAAGTCCAACACCTTGAAAGGTGCATGGATCCTGTAGATGGTCCTTTGTATTTTGCCAAAAACTTTATTAAGATTCAACACCCGGTAAGAGGATCGATTCCATTTGAACCTTATGAATTCCAGGAAAGACTAATCCATGCATACCATAATAACAAACAGTGTATTGCTATGTTACCTCGACAGATGGGTAAAACTACATGTGCAGTTGCTTATTTGTTATGGTATACTATGTTTGTTCCAGACGTTCAGGTATTAATTGCAGCACACAAATACGAAGGTGCTCGAGACATCATGGATCGTTATCGATATGCCTATGAAAACCTTCCAGACTTTATTCGTGCAGGTGTTTATTCCTACAACAGAAATACTATCGAATACGATAATGGAAGTCGTATACAAGCAACTACAACTACAGAAAATACCGGTCGTGGTAAATCTCTTTCTCTAATATACTGCGACGAGTTTGCGTTCGTGCAACCGCCAGAAAAGGCCAAAGAGTTCTGGACTGCGTTATCACCAACACTAGCCACAGGCGGTAAAGCAATTATTACATCAACACCGAACTCCGACGAAGATCAGTTCGCTATGATCTGGACAGAAGCAAATAAAAAGTTTGATGAGTTTGGCAACGAACAACAGTTAGGACAAAACGGTTTCTTTGCGTTCTTTGCCCACTGGAACGAACACCCCGATCGAGATGATGCTTGGGCTAGATTAGAAAAAGCTAAGATTGGTGAAGAACGTTTCCGTCGAGAATTTGAATGTGAATTCTTGATCTATGATGAAACACTGATACATTCAGTAAAACTTGTAGAAATGCAGGGATCAGAGCCTTACATGACTATGGGGCAAACACGTTGGTATAAAGATATCGATCCTAAATGTACATATCTAGTTGCACTTGATCCTAGTTTAGGTACGGGCGGAGACTATGGTGCTATACAGGTATATGAAATGCCTAGCATGACGCAGGTTGCAGAGTGGCATCATAACGAAACACCTGTACAGCAACAGGTTAAACATATGCGAGAAATACTTCGTTATATTCACGATCGCGGCGAAGAAAAAGGCGCAGTTCCGCAGATATATTATTCTGTAGAAAATAATAACATCGGTGAAGCTGCTCTAATTGTTATCAGCGATATAGGCGAGGAAAACTTTCCAGGTTTATTCTTATCAGAGCCTATACGCAAAGGACATGTGCGTAAATTCCGCAAAGGATTTAACACAACACATCGCACTAAGATAACAGCATGTTCTATACTTAAGAACATGGTCGAAACTAATAAGATGAAAATCCACAGTAAACCGCTTATCTCTGAGCTAAAAACATTCGTGGCTACAGGACTAGGTTTTAAAGCTAAATCTGGAGAGCATGACGATCTAGTAAGTTCTACCCTGCTAATAGTACGCATGGCAGAAGTACTAGCAGACTGGGATCCGCAGGTCTACGAAAAAATGACTGAAAAAATCACGGAAGAATCAATGCCTATGCCGATCTTTGTCAGCATGGGTTTATGATAAATACACTTATGGACGCAAGAAACAATATCGCTACAGATTTATTCTATAAAATTCGCAGCCGCTTCACAGGCCTAAAATTAGGTGCTGAAACAGGCCAAATAACCATTAATCCAGAAGAGGCTCGCTTCTTTGATTTTGATTATATGGAAGGCGAACAACCAATTGGGCACGTTAGTATTAGCCTAGCTGAACCTAATTCAATGAAAGTTTATTTCAGCCACGGAATCACAGAAGGTATGGATGATGGGCAAAAGACTAATTGGTATGGTTTCTTGAAAGAATTACGTGGGTTTGCTAAACGCAGACTACTAAGTTTTGATACTAGAGATATCGCTAAGGATAATCTAGATAAACGAGATTATGAATTTTTGAGCCAAAATGCTCAACCTAAACAACAAATGAACACTATTCAAAAGCCCGTCGGAGAAAGTATTATGGCAGAAAGCTCAATGTATGGTAGCCGATTAATGAGCTATCAAAATCTTTTAGACACACGTCTTATTATTAAACACAATCAAGCAGTCATGGACGATACACAGCCAGGCGCTAGAACACGTCACATTAATGCATTATTTGTAGAAAATCAAGACGGAGAAAGATTTAAATATCCATTCATTCACCTAGCAGGTGCTCGTGCTATGCAACGTCACGTGGCCAACGGCGGTGTTCCTTACGACGAGGTTGGTAAGAGCATTATTAGAATGAGCGAAGAAATCGCAGCACTAAAGAGCTTTGGTAATTATGTTGTTCGTAACGACCTAATGAATTCCGAAACTAACTCTGTAGTAGAGCGTTCAACATCATATTTGAACAGCCTACGTGAACAAATCAAGGCACTGAGCAAACAAAGCCATTATGAGGCATATATAGAAAACTTCCAAGCACAAGGCCAAGAAGAAGTTCCACAAGAAGTTGTAGAAGATTTTAAAGAAAAATTTACAGTTCGTTCATTCAAAGAAGATATCGCAAGCGTATTTCCGGTCTTATATAGACTAATGAAAGAGGGAAACACGATAGGCTATGACGACATAGTCGCAATGACACAAGAAGAAATGCAGAACGAAGACGTTGATGTAGAAGAAGACACATTTGATCCTTTTGCTAAGTTTGAAAACTGGGTAATGGGTTTAGGTGAAGATTCTGCAGTTACTTCAGAAGATCCAGAAGAGCAACAGGCAGCAATACAAAAATTACAAGAACTAGTGGGTCAACATTTTCCTGCAGGTGTAGATGGTACTAATGCTATCGAGAGCCTAAAGGGACTGATTGAAGATCCGGAATTATACAAGAGAATTAAAGAACAGGCTGCACAAGATCCAGAAAGTTGCTGCCGAGGTCTAGTTAAAGATTGGTTAGAACTAAATGCTCCTGAAGCATTAGAGCAGTTAGATTTTGGCGATTTTGTAGAGGAACCAGCAGCAGGCGAAGCACCTGCAGAAGAACCTGTAGCTGCTGAACCAGCAGCGGCACCAGCAGAAGAACCAGTTCCTCAAGAATCTGCAGACGGTCCTAAGAAGAGCGATGTTCCTGCGTATATGCGTAAGGCAAAAGGCGGTGATGACTGGAAAGTTAGCCACGACGATCTAGAAAAAGAAAAAGAAAGAAACATTAGCGATAAAGATACACTAAGAAAAATGAGAGGCGAAAGTGGTGAAAGTATGGATACTAAGTCATTAGCTGAGTTCATTATGAGCTTTTATGACAAAGAATCTAACACTTTCCCTAAAGGCCCAGAGGGTGTGGTAACAATGGTAGGCAAAAAGTTTGGCGAACAGGCAGAACAAGTTGCTCGTAAATTTGTAGAAAGAATGGCACCACAACAAAGCACAGACCAAAACCCAGAATTAGCAGAATTGGCTCGTATTAAAGAACTAGCAAGAATTTAATATTGTTCGTAGCAGTTAGATTGGGCACTTCGGTGCCCTTTCTTTTGTCAACTAATTCTATTCCTAAGGCGTTGTATATATACGCAGATGATATTGTCTGCGATACTTAAAAGGAGATTTCACATGAAATCAGTATTAGCTCTAGTAGTATCTTTATTTGCAGTATCCGCTTTCGCACAAGCACCAGCAGCACCAGCAGCACCTGCTAAGAAAGAAGAAGCCAAACCAGCAGCCGCAGCACCAGCAGCATCTGCAGCCAAGCCGGCTGAAAAGAAGGCCGCTGACGCCACCAAAAGCAGCGACAAAAAAGCTGAGCCTGCTAAGAAGTAATCCTTATCGATCTATTGTTCTAACTCTTGACGACACTGAAGTTGAGTTTGAATTTGAAGATTCGATTCATCGAGGCTACAGTAGACCAAGGTTAGAACACGATGATCAGGACGACGATCTTCCAGAACATATCAAATGGAGATTGTTTTTAGCTAGACAACTAGCATTACTCAAGTATAGAGAAATCCACGGTTAACGTGGATTTTTCTTTTTGGTGAAATAAAATCTCGATATATACTTGACCTTGCTAAATAAAACACGCATAATAAGTTTTATGCGCAAGGCATACATTTTAAGGCAAATTATAGGAGGCTAAATTAAAATGGCAACATTAGCAGAAATTCGTGCGAAACTTCAAGAAGCACAAAATAAAGGTTCAAATTCTACATCATCATCAGGCGGCGACAATGCGATTTATCCGCATTGGAATATGCAAGAAGGCAAAGAAGCCGTAGTTCGTTTTCTTCCAGATGGCAATGCAAACAACACATTCTTCTGGGTAGAACGTGCGATGATCAAACTCCCATTCGCAGGTATTAAAGGTGAAACAGATTCACGTCCAGTTCAAGTACAGGTTCCCTGTGTTGAAATGTACAATGACGGATCAGTTTGTCCTATCCTAAGCGAAGTCCGTGGTTGGTTCAAAGACAAGTCATTGGAAGACATGGGTCGTAAGTATTGGAAGAAGCGTTCTTACATCTTCCAAGGCTTTGTAGTAGAAGATGCCCTTAAAGAAGAAAACACACCCGAAAATCCGATTCGTAGATTCATCATTGGTCCTCAGATTTTCCAAACGATTAAATCTGCGCTAATGGACCCAGAGTTGGAAGAACTTCCAACTGATTACCTCCGAGGTGTTGACTTCAAAATCGCCAAGACTAGCAAAGGTGGTTTCGCAGACTACTCTACATCTAAGTGGAGCCGTCGTGAGCGTACACTATCTGACGCTGAAAAGGCAGCTATTGATCAATATGGTCTATTTGATCTTTCAGCATTCCTTCCTAAGAAGCCAACTGATGTTGAGCTTAAGGTAATGAAAGAAATGTTTGAAGCATCAGTCGACGGCGAAGCCTACGACATGGACCGTTGGGGTCAATATTTCAAACCAGCAGGTATGGGTTCTGCAACTGGTGATCCAGTAGCTAGAACTGCGGCTGCTCCAAAGGCTGCTGCTCCTGCATCTAGTGAAGAAGAACTTCCTTGGGAAGATGAGCCTGCTCAAAAGGCAGCACCTGCTCCAAAAGCAGAAGCTCCGGCAGCAGGCAGCGAAGGCGCATCACGTGCTCAAGATATCTTGGCCATGATTCGCAATCGTCAAAAGCAATAATAATAAACAAGAGTGCGGGCTTGCTCGCACTCTCTTCACTGGAGAATAACTATGGCAAAATTATCTAAATTAGCAAAAGTAAACGAGTCGATCACTCTTAACCGTTATGACAACGGCTTTATGGTCGAAGTAGGCGGTCGTGATGAAGACAGCGAATGGAAGACAGCGAAGATTCTCTGTAATTCAGAAGAAGAAATGATCGCTGTTGTAAAAGAATGGAATACGATGGAGGTTGACAACTAATGGCTAAAGCATTTGATATTTCTAAATTTAGAAAGTCAATTACAAAGTCTATCGAAGGTTTGTCAATTGGCTTCAATGATCCAACAGATTGGGTTAGCACAGGTAATTACGCATTAAATTATCTAATTAGTGGCGACTTCCACAAAGGCGTTCCTCTGGGTAAGGTAACTGTGTTTGCAGGCGAAAGTGGTGCAGGTAAATCGTATATTTGTTCTGGCAATCTTATTAAGGCAGCACAGGCACAAGGAATTTATCCCATCCTAGTTGATACAGAAAACGCACTCGACGAAGATTGGCTTAAGGCATTGGGTGTTGATACTAGCGAAGATAAGTTGTTAAAACTTAATATGGCTATGATCGATGATGTAGCAAAAACTATTACAGAATTTGTTGCTGAGTACAAGGCCATGCCAGAAGACACTCGTCCAAAGGTGTTGTTTGTATTAGATTCACTAGGTATGTTGTTAACCCCAACTGACGTTAATCAGTTCGAAGCAGGTGATTTGAAAGGTGATATGGGCCGTAAGCCTAAGGCCTTGACAGCATTGGTTCGCAACTGTGTTAATATGTTTGGTTCACTAAACATCGGTCTAGTCGCAACTAATCACACATACGCTTCACAAGATATGTTTGATCCTGATGACAAGATCAGTGGCGGTCAAGGATTTATCTATGCTTCTTCGATTGTTGTAGCGATGCGCAAATTGAAGTTGAAAGAAGACGAAGATGGTAATAAGATCTCCGAAGTCAAAGGTATTCGCGCTGCCTGTAAGATTATGAAAACTCGCTATGCAAAACCTTTTGAAAGTGTACAGGTTAAGATTCCTTATGAAACAGGTATGAATCCATATAGTGGACTGGTAGACCTGGCAGAAGAAAAGGGTCTTCTAAAGAAAGAAGGAAATAGCCTTGTTTACACAACTAAAGACGGCGAAATCATTAAGCAGTTCCGCAAGGCGTGGGAAAGAAACGAGAATGGTGGCTTAGATGCTATCATGGCAGACATTTCAAAACACGGCGAAAATTCCGTTTCCGAGATAACTACTAAAGTTGAGCCTGAAACGGAGAGCGCATAATGAAAGAAGATTTAATTGCAGATTTGTGGTCAGTGGTAGTAGAACATATTCCAGAAAAGCAACGTGCAAACGTTGCCACTGACTTTGTTAACACCTTAATGGATTATGGTATCAAAGAATCTACCTTGGACCATTTATTGGGAGTTGACCCTTACCTAGATGATGCTATAGAATACGCAATCGACGGTGAGGAAATCGAAGACGAAGAAGATTATGACTACGGGCAAGATGAGGATTAAATGAATTGGTATGATCAGGTTTCAAAGGATATCTCGCAGATTCCAAATGCTGTGGCATACTACGAAGCTGAATTACAGGCGGCAAAGTTAGATGCTCGCATAGCGGGAAACATAGAGAAAGCATCCGCCAGTATGCCTGGCATTGTTGAAAACCGATTTAACCAACTTCAGGAAATCGAAGCAATTCTAGAATATCTAAACATCGAGTTGCGTCGAATTCGTAGTCAATACTTCCGCAAATATCTTGAAAATTATCAACGAGCTTTATCTTCTAGGGACTGTGAAAAGTTCGTAGAAGGTGAAGCTGACGTTGTTGATTTTGAAAAGATTATCAATGACTTTGCATTACTAAGAAACAAATGGCTAGGCATTATCAAAGCCCTAGATCAAAAACAATGGCATCTAAGCAACATCGTTAAACTGCGAGTAGCAGGCTTAGAAGACGCCACTCTTTAATTTTCCAATAAACTGCTCATATAAATAAGACTATGAAAATAGTCTTAATTACGGGCGGGTTTGACCCCTTACATTCTGGCCATATCAAATATTTTGAAGAGGCAAAAAAGTTAGGAGATCAACTCATCGTTGGTCTTAACAGCGACGAATGGCTCACACGCAAAAAAGGTCGTCCATTTATGAAATGGGAAGATCGATTAGCTGTGGTTAAAAATATTAGAGGAGTTAATTGGACCGTTCAATTTGACGACTCTGACGGAACAGCTAAAGATGCTATTCGAAAAGTTCGATTAAATTATCCCACTGATACAATTATTTTTGCCAACGGCGGCGACCGCACATCGTCAAATATTCCAGAAATGGATATTGTGGATGATAATCTACAATTTGTTTTTGGAGTCGGCGGTGAAAACAAAATGAATTCTAGTTCGTGGATATTAGAAGAATGGAAGGCACCTAAGACCGAACGGCAGTGGGGATACTATAGAGTATTGCACGAAGTTTCGGGTTGTAAAGTTAAAGAATTAACCGTTGAACCTGGCAAAAGTCTCAGTATGCAAAAACATAATCATCGCGCAGAATACTGGTTAGTAACTCACGGTGCTTGTGTGGTAAACTCTACGACAGAGGGCGGCTATAACTTGCCTCCTACGATGTTAAAAGAACATTTAGAATATCGGGTTCCTGTAGGCGAATGGCATCAACTTACCAATCCGTATGATGTTCCATGTAAAATAGTAGAAATCCAATACGGTGAAAAATGTGAAGAAGAGGATATAGAAAGAAAATGATTCCAATTTTTATAGGATATGACCCTAGAGAAGCAGTAGCATACCACGTATGCACAAATAGTATTATTAGACATTCTAGTCAACCGGTTACCGTGGCTCCGTTAGCATTAAATATCTTAAACGGATATAAAGAAATGCACAATGACGGTAGCAATCATTTTATCTATAGCAGATTTCTTGTTCCTCATCTAATGAATTATCAAGGATGGGCGATATTCATGGACGGAGATATGCTGTTAAGAGACGATATTGTTAAGCTATGGAACATGCGAGATGATAAACACGCTGTCATGGTAGTTAAGCATAATTATAAGACTAGGATGACTACAAAATATCTCGGAGCTAAAAACGAAGACTATCCTTGCAAAAATTGGTCTAGTGTCATCCTTTGGAATTGTGGTCATCCGAAAAATAAAATATTAACTCCTGAATTTATACAAAAATCTACTGGAGCACAATTACACAGATTTACTTGGTGCATTGATGAAAATGATGTAGGTTCTTTACCTATAGAATGGAATTGGCTTCCCGACGAGTTTGGATCAAATCAAGATGCTAAACTATTGCACTATACCCTTGGTACTCCTAGCTTTCATGATTTTGCAACAACTCCTATGGGAGACGAATGGCATAGAGAAAGAATTTATACCGACTATTGTCTACAACACGGTCTATGATTTTTCTTAGTAAAGACGGGGAAGATCCGTATATTAATATGTTTGCTAAAGGCTGCAATAGTCCTGTGGTAAACACTGACAACTTTAATTACGAAGATAGTAAAGACCCAATTATACTAAGAGGGATATTAAAGAAAAAAATTATACATAGATGTTGGGAAGACGGTCGAATATTTTATTTCATGGATACCGGATATTTTGGTAACGAGGCAACTAATACAAATCCTAACGGTTGGAAATATTGGCATCGCATAGTAAAAAATGATCTTCAACACGGAAACGAAATAATTTCAAGACCAGATGACAGATTTAAACATTTTAATAAAAAATTTCAACCTTGGAAAAAAGACGGTCGTAAGATTTTAATTGCGGCACCCGACGAAAAACCTTGTAAATTTTACGGAACAACACAACAAGACTGGATAAAAACTACCGTAGAAACTATAAGACAATATACCGACAGGCCTGTTGTTGTTAGAGAACGTGTAAAAAATAGAACCGATAGGATTGTTCATAATACATTACAAGAAGCCTTAGATGATGACGTATTTGCTCTAGTAACATTTAATAGTGTTGCTGCCATAGAAAGTGTGTTCCACGGTATACCGGCATTTACCTTAGCACCCACAAACGCTGCGAGTCCTGTGTCACTTCAAGACCTCACTAAAATAAACGAACCTTACTATCCAGATAAAGATAAATTATATGCATGGGCTTGTCATTTATCATACGGACAATTTCATATTAGCGAATTAAAATCTGGAAAAGCAAAAGAATTATTGGAAAAATTTTATGGATGAAGAAAAACTAGGTTGGGAACAGGCATTTGTTAAAGGAACTAACGGCGAAGTTTCATTAGACTCAAATGATCTAACCAAGCCAACTGTTTTTAGAGGTATAGTTAAAAGAAAAAGTATTCATCAGCTATGGAAAGAAAATCGTGATTTTTTCTACATGGATACTGGATATTTTGGTAATTTTATAAGCAACGGAAATCCTTCCGGAAAAAAGATCTGGCATCGAATTGTAAAAAATCAATTACAAAATACATCAATTGGGAACTATCCTGCAGACAGATGGGAAAGTCTAGTTAAAGGTGATCCTAGATTAAAATGGCATGGATGGAAAAAGAACGGAAATAAAATTCTAGTTGTTTTACCTAATAGAAAATCTTGTGTGTTTTACGGAATAAACTACGACGACTGGGTAAAGAATACACTAGAAACAATTAAACAAAACACAGACATGGCCATAGAAATAAGAGAAAAAGGATCTAGAAGTTATCGAGGAACGGTTTATACAATCTACGATGCTTTCGATAGTGGTGTTTTTGCAACCGTTGCCTTTAATAGTATTGCTGCAATGGAATCTATTGCGTATGGTATACCTTCGTTTGTGTCATCACCGTGTGCAGCATCACCGTTAGCATCAACAGATCTAACACAAATTTCAAATCCGTATTATCCTGATGCAGATCTTGTTCAACAACATTGCAGAGGGCTTGCTTATAGTCAATTTACCGGACAAGAAATGGAAAACGGAACAGCTTGGAAAATTTTAAAGAAGTATAATCCATGAAAATTTTATTAAACGACAAAGAAGTTTCTAATTATCTAGCAGAATTAATAGATATAAAAGAGCACGTATCAAAAATAAAAGTTCCTTTAACAAATACTAACGATGCAGTAGGCTGGGTGTTGGATAGAAAAGGTAAAGGTAAAGATCTGAATATTGAAAAAGTTCGTGACAAGGTATATAAAGCTGTAGAACAAGATTTAAAAACTTATGTCGACACTGTTAAAAGTGAAATTTCTCTATTAAGAAATCATTACATTAAAAATGTTAGAACTCATCTAGAATATTTTATTAATCGATTTGGCGAAGAATTTATATTTGAAAATTATAAAAACAGTAAAGTTGAATATTTTTGTAAAAGTGTAGGACTTCAGATAGATCCTAACGGAGAATTTTGTCGTAGAAAAAAATATTCAGACATTAAAGAAGATGTATTAATTAGAAATACAGTAGGCAATGAAAATTTTTTAACTAAAAAAATAGACGATAAGTTACCTTTTTGGTTTATAGATAGCGGGTACACAAATTTTTTAGGTACACACAAAACATGGCATCGTCTAGTAAGAAACCATCTACATTTTAATAAAAATTTTGAAGCTCCGGTAGATCGTCTAGGAATGTTTGAAACCTTTCCGGCACAATGGCGCACAGGCGGAGATAAAATTTTAATTATAGAACCGGGAGAATTTGCCGCTTCTATTTTCCACGTTGAAATATCTCAATGGAAAAAATCTGTAGAAGAAGAGTTAAGAAAATATACAGATAAAAAAATCGTATTTAGAGAAAAGGCTCCTAAGAAAAAACGAGCTCCGTTATATAAACATCTGTTAGACGAAGACTATTACTGTGTTGTAAGTATCAATTCTAATGCAGCTACAGAATCTATATGGGCTGGCATTCCGGTAATTACTCTAGACAAACATATATCAAATAGCGTGGCTAGAAATCAATTATCGGATATAAACAATCTTTATAGGGGATCTCTATCTAATTGGTTATCGATATTAAGTTATAGTCAATTTACATTTGATGAACTTGTAAACGGAACTGCTTATACCATAGTTAAAAAATATCATGTCTAAGTTAACAGCAGTAGCATATTACGGAGGAATTCCTCCTAAAAATACTAATTTAGAAAAACCTCTAATCCTCGATAATTTTTGTCAAGGTGTATCTGCATTGGGCGACACTGCAATAGCTCACAGAGGCATGAACGCTATTGAATGCGATGTAGCACTTATTCAAGGATTTGTACACGACGATGGTAAAAATCTACCGCATTTAAAATTAAGAAAAGACGCAGTAGATTTACAACGGCGTAATGGTAAAAGAAGCTTAATAGTCGATAGTAATTTATTTTTATACGCAGATCCGGAAAATTCTAAAAGATATCTAAGATATAGTTTTGATGGAGTTTTTCCAACTACTGGATTTTATTTTGACACTGATATAGATCCACAGCGTTGGGAAAAGATTAGCAAAAATTTAGGCATTACACTAAAACCTTATAGATCCAACGGAAGTCATATTTTAATTTGCCTACAAAGAAATGGTGGTTGGAGCATGAGAGGTCTTCCAGTAATGGAATGGTTAGATAGAACAATACGTGAAATCAGAAAGTATAGTTCACGACATATAATCGTAAGAAGTCATCCGGGAGATAAAAAAGTTTCAACTTATCTAAAAATAAATCATCCCAATACTTCTATAAGTAAAAATAAACTGTTAACACAGGATTTTGTTAATGCCTGGGCTACTGTGGTTTATAACAGTTCTCCTAGCGTAGCTAGTGCAATCGAAGGGATTCCAGTTTTCTTAACAGATCCAAAACCAGAATACAGTCAAAGTCTTGCAGTAGCCAATTTAAATTTAAGGGATATAGAAAATCCTAATATGCCAGAAAGACAACAGTGGGTAGAAAAATTATCTATGTGTCATTGGAATTTTGATGAATTAAGATCAGGAGAGGCTTGGGATTTTTTTAAAAAATATATATGAAAGATTATAAATGGAATCAGGTTTTTAAACCTTTATTAGAAAAATATAAACCAAAAACATTTTGCGAAATAGGTTGTCACGAGGGATTAACTTTAAAATCTTTAATTCCTCTATCTAAAGAACTAGGATATAAAATAGATTATATAGGTTACGATGCATTTGAATTAGCAGAACGACCTACATTTGAATATCCAAAAAATCCTATTACAGGAGAAATGGAACACAACGGAAAAGAATCTGCGTCTTACGAAAAAATCAAAGATCGCTGTGACAAATATGTAAAAAACGATCTATTAGAATCTTATAATATTATTAAAGGCTGGACACATGAAGTATTAAAAGGTCCTCTACAGTTTGATATGGTATATATAGATGGAGGACATTCGTATTCAACAGTTAAATGGGATTACGAACAAGTTCAAAATAGTAAGATAATTATATTTGATGACACCTACGAAAATAAATTTCCTGGTGTGGCAAAATTTATCCAAGAACTAAAGTCTCAAGGAATAGATGTAAAAGAAATTATAGAAAAAAACGAAAATGGAAAAACTATAATGCAATGTGCAATCATAATTAATAAGGATGCAGTATGAAACAATTAGCTAACGGATGGTTAGTTCCAGACGACGACACACGAGTTACAGGATTATTAGAAAACGACAAATCAATGGAAAATCCTGCATACGAAGACAAATATCGACAAGCAATACTTGATCATTTGCCTAATAAAAGAACATTCATTGATGTCGGAGCCAATGTTGGAATATGGAGCCTTCCTATGTCTAAACATTTTAAGAAAACAGTGTCATATGAGCCATCTAAACAAAATATTGAATGTATTAAAATGAATATTCCTACTGGTATAGAATTGAGAGAAAAGGCTGTAGCTGATTTTTCCGGTGAAGCTGAATTTCATCAAGCCGGAAAAAATTGTGGTGACGGGAAATTATGTCGAGAGGGAGTTAAATCATCTTATAAAGTTCCTGTTGTAAAACTAGATGAAGAAAATCTTACAGAAGTTGATATGGTAAAAATTGATACTCAAGGCTGGGAATTAGAAGTGTTAAAAGGTATGAAATCTATCATAGAAACACAAAGACCTTGGGTAATGATAGAAATAAACGAAGATATAGATCACTGCTGTAAATTAATGGAAGATCACGGATACGAAGCAGTTTATATAAAAAGTAAACGAAATTTTGTGTGGGCACCTAGAACCGGGCATAACAGTCCAGTTGATAAAAAGATCTTAAAAAGATATTTAGGTCCAGGACCGTATGCTCCGAGATATGCTAGTTAATTGTTAATTACTTCCCAAGCATAACCAGACAATAGTTCTTCCCTATCAAATTGAGAATATGATAGGTGATTCAACCAGGCCTGTTTTTTATCTGCATCGGCAGGCTTTAAATCTTCTATATGTTCTAAATTATTTGAATATAAACTTTTTGTAGCAGAACGTCCAATAGAAATAACAGGAATATCACACATAGCTGCTTCCACTAATGCATTAGATGCAAATCCGATTACACAATGTGTATTATCTTTGATAAAATCTTTAAATGTGTTTGTTGTAGTGCGTTCGCTGCGAGGTTCTGGTCTATTCCGAACTTTGATACTTCTACCTGAATAGTTTTTAATTTGATTACGAAGATTGTCTGTCCATTCGTCAACAGATCCTAGATTTAATGTATGACAAATTTTTCTATCAGGTGGTACAATAACAATATCTCCGCCCTGTTTAAAACTATCTAAATTTAATTTAAGTTTTTCCCATCTATCTATTGGCCGATCGATGATGTTGTTGGTATTTTGAAATCCGTTTTTTGTAAGTCTAAAAATTGTTTTAGTTTTTTTGTTTCCAAAATAAGCACTATCTAAATTATAAAAATCTAAAAAATGTTTTTCACAAATCTCTAACCATTGAGGTTTAAAAAATCCAGCCCAACACATTGGTAATGTGGTATTAGAGTACATAGCTTCTCTATCGGCAACAAATATTCCACCACTGCCTCGGGTAAATTCATCTGCACCGTAACCTGTGTTCTCTAAACAAATAAAATTAGGAGTTTTCATTGGTTCCAATACGGTTCGTTACGTTTTACCTTAAGATCTTCCTTACTACTTCGACCTCTATTTTTTCTACCACCTTTTAAATGGTCTAACCAAGCGCCCCAGTCGCTATTAATTAGAGGATGTCCTTCGCCCGAGCTCATTCCGGGACGAGGACGAAGATCTTGCAATGATGCTGCCCAGTCTATTTGTCTCATTTGAGGAAATTTTTTACGAACAGCATCAAAAACAAAACTATCATGCCATTCCTCTAGTGTAAAAATACCGTTTTCTGCATCGTCGTAAAATTTTTGAAATTCTTTTAGAAAATTTTTAACATTTTCTGATCTTAAATTCATTGAGTAAAGTCCGCACTCGCTATATTTTCCTTTTCTACCAAGATAACATAGTTCGGAATCAGCAGGAATTAATCTTTCAATGTCTTTTAACGAAATAGGACTGTGACATACAGTGTCCGCATCCATCCATATGATAATATCGGCATCTGTAGTTTGCGCACAATGAAAAATTGCATAAACTTTATGAGCGAACCTAATAGCGTTCCACTTAAACCCCTTACCTGCATCTTTTCTTTTACTTCTTACTGGGTCCGCACTGACATCTCCGTTGGCTTTCGGAACATCTTTCCATTTTTCTTTAAATTTCATCAAATCTTCTAGTTCTTCAAGACGTTTTAAGGTTACATGGTTATGATTGCTGATAGCAGGATTACAAAGTTCAGGATAAATGTGTAAGGTTACCTCTTCTGGCCAGTTTTTACAGAATGTGTCAATCATTCGTTGACCGTAATCCTTCAATCCTTTCTCGTGAAAGGTAGTAACTACCGCATATTTCATTTTATTTTTTCCCATACATGAAAAAATCCTTGTAAACTAGTACAACCCCAGCCTGTATCATACAAAGATTTAGAAAATTCTCTACCAATAGGTTCGTCGCCTTCGATAATAATCACAGAATCGTTTCTTTGCCAGAAACTTTTAAAATCTTCCAACTTACCTATATCATTTAAGTCAAAAAATATAGCACTTATCAGTGTTATGTTGTTTAAATTTTGATAAGATTCTTTGTATACTAAATTTTTTGCTTTTATTTCAGGCATTGGCCCGCCTAACACAAATACTGTATTGAAAATTTTTAAAATATCTTCAAGCCGACCAAACCCGCTGCCAATCACAACAGCATTTTCGTTAGGTCTAGATATTTTTTGTACTCTTTTTTGAAACTTGTCCATGATCTGATTAAATACGTAGATTATTTAGTTTATATATGCGCTTCAAACTTTATCGCGAATACGGTGCCCTTAACAGTAGACCAGTCTTTGATGCTTTCGAAGAAGGACTGAGGTCACTTGGCCATGAGTCTGTCTCAGAAAATGAGGATGTAGCTGTCATTTGGTCGGTTCTGTGGTCGGGACGTATGCGAGAAAATAGAAGAATCTACCATGAATGCAAAAATACTGGCAAACCAGTAATTATTATAGAAGTTGGTAATTTAAAAAGAAACGAAACGTGGCGTGTTTCTCTAAACCATATTAACAGTCTTGGAATTTTTGGTAACGACAAAGACCTTGATTCAAACAGGCCACAAAAATTAGGAGTATTTCTTAAACCTCCTCCAGAGAGGCGCCGCGGAGAAGTTCTAATAGCATGCCAGCACCAAGAAAGTCTTCAATGGGAAGGTATGCCAACTATGAAAAAGTGGGTTGAGGACACAATTTCTAAAATAAGAGAAAAAACTAATCGAAGAATTATAGTTAGACCACATCCTAGGTCACCTTTTCCTTTTGTGATGCCCAACATTATATTAGAAAGACCACAAAGGTTACCGAACACCTATGATGACTTTGATATTTTTTATAACTATCACTGTGTTATAAACTATAATAGCGGCCCGGCTGTACAGGCGGCTATACAGGGAGTACCGATTTTATGCGATTCCTCTAGTTTAGCAGCACCTTTATCAATTTCATGGGAAAATTTAGAAAACCCTACACTATCTGATCGAGAAGAATGGTTTTTAAAATTATGCCACACGGAATGGACAGTTGACGAAATTCGCCAAGGTATACCTTTGGCAAGATTATTCGGTTGACTTTCATATTTTCGTCAGCTATAATTAAAAAATGCTAAACTCGGTATTCGCAGAAGACATTTTCCTCAAATTTTATGCCTTGGTGCAGTCTGGTCAACTGAATGTACAACACCAGGACTTCTCGCCTATCCTCAGCTTCCATACAAAGATTTATGACCAGAATCCACTGACTAAAAATCAGGCCAACTACATCATAAAATTACTGGAAAAATACAAAAATCTGTCAGCATCGTTAGGACTTGACTATCGAGGCGAACTGACTAAATTAGAATGGAAGCAGCCTTTTAGAGTCCTCGACTTAGAAAAACGAATCTATGTCGAAGCTGGCAAATCGGGACAATTAGAAATTTGTCTAAAATTTCCTTACCAGCTAAAAAAGGAGTTCGATGACGAAATAAATGTGAATTTGCCCAACAGTCATCGAGTCAGCCATTGGGACAATGAAGACAAGGTTCGAAGACTTCGATTCTATGATTTCAATCTAATCAGTCTTTACGAATTTGCCATGAAGCATGGATTTGACATCGACGATAGCTTTATGAATGTTCTGGCAGATGTGGAAGAAATCTGGCAAAATTCTGAAGAAATCGTACCTTACTCTACTATCGAAGAAAATTGTGTTGAACTGCATAATGCATCTGCAGAGATAAGAGAATGGTGGTTCAGTCACAAGCAATGGGAACCTACTAATGATCTGTTGTTGGCAAAAAGCATAGGTTTTCCACTTCAAAAAAATCCTGAAAATTTCGTCGAAAAAATTGCATCGTCCCAAGAAAATACTTTTTGGATTAAGACTAACGAAGAATTCTTTTACCTAAGTTCTCGTGTCTCAGGAAAAATTTGTATAGTCCTCGATAGGTCCAGTAATACAATTCAATGGCTTCAAAGTTTTGTTTCAGATGCTGATAAAAATGGCATTGATAGAGAAGAAATTAAGGTCTGTTTCAGAGATCCTAAAGAGAGCAAAGCAGGTCTTAATGAATGGATTAAATCGGCAGGTGTTGGCGGAACTGTCGAATCGGGGAAGTATTTAATTTTTGAATCTAAACCGGCTAAGTGGTTGTTTAAGTCTGAAGAAGATGTTAAAATGTTAGTAACTAACAACATTTATCCGCCTACAAATGTATTAGCGAGAGATTGGTTTAGTAGTCATCCATGTGTAATTTATCTTGGACAGACAAAACCTACAGGGCAACGAGGACAAAAAATTGTCAATTTGTAAACTAACAATAAGAGATGAAGTAAACATAAAGGTTGACGGACTTAGTGTAGAAACTAGACGTAAAATTGTCAACAAATTAAAATTTGATTTGCCTTATGCAAGGCATATGCCAGCCTACAAACTCGGTCGGTGGGATGGAACTAAAACCTACTTCAGCATCGGCGGCAATGGTTACCTAGCTCACCTCGATGTGATATTGCCTATCATCGAAGAAGCTGGCTATGACATAGAAGTCGAAGATGAACGTGTTGCTCATGACTTTAAATTCACGCCAGTCACTGAAAATTATTGGGCAGACAAAGGTAAGACATGGCCTAAAGGTCATCCTGCAGAAGGACAACCCATCGTGCTGAGAGACTATCAGTATGATGTTATCAACAAGTTTTTAGAAAATCCACAGTCATTACAGGAGGTAGCAACAGGTGCAGGTAAAACGATCACTACTGCGACATTATCGCATCTTTGCGAGCCGTATGGCCGTACGATGGTTATTGTTCCGAATAAATCGCTCGTTGTCCAAACGGAAGAAGATTACAAAAACTTAGGTCTGGATGTTGGTGTATACTTTGGCGATCGAAAAGAATTAAACAAGACACATACTATATGCACATGGCAAAGCCTTAATGTCTTAGACAAGAAAAGCTACGACGAAGAAAGTCTTACACTAGCAGAATTCTGCGAAGGTGTCGTAGCTATCATCATAGACGAAGTACATCAAGCCAAGGCAGATGTTCTGACAAAATTACTAACACAGAATTTTAGACACTGTGCGATTCGTTGGGGGTTGACTGGAACTATACCTAAAGAGAAATGGGAATTCCAGGGCATTCTAGCCAGCATCGGTCCTGTAATTAATCATGTTAGTGCATATGATCTACAACAAAAAGATGTTCTAGCACAACTGCATATCAATATTTTACAAACCACAGATGTTGAAGCATTTAGAACATATGCCGAAGAATACACTTGGCTAGTAACCAATGAAAGAAGAATAGATTGGATGGCAAATAAGATCCAAGAAATTTCTGAAAGCGGAAATACTCTGGTATTAGTCAATAGAATAGATACCGGAAATAAACTTATTAACGCATTAAAAGACGCTGTGTTTATAAGTGGTGCGGTGAAACTAGATGACAGGAAAGAAGAGTATGACGAAATTAAGACTAGCGATGGCAAGATTATTGTGGCGACTTACGGTGTGGCCGCTGTGGGTATTAATATTCCAAGGATTTTTAATCTGGTTCTTATTGAGCCCGGAAAGAGCTTTGTCCGCGTTATACAGAGCATTGGACGA